AATCACATTTCAAAAAATCGATTTTTTCAATGTTATTGTCATCTAAGAATTCTTTAAAACTAAATGTTGGTACACTTTCAGAAATGTTGTCCCAACTGATTTCTATTTTCTTTTTATCTGTAATTGCTCCCTGTATAATTTTTACATTTTCTCGACCAACATTTTTTTTCAATACCTCAACATGATAGGATAAAGGTTCTACAACAAAACATTGTTTAGGATTCTTTGGTAATATTGAATATGTAAACGGCCCTAAAGAAGCCCCCAAATCTACAACAACATCCCCCTCCTCAACCTGAAAAATTCTTTCATAGATATTATCCTCAAATATTTCTTTGATTGCAGCATTTACATACCAATCACTTTTCTTTCCCCAATCAAATGAACGGTCGTTAAAATTTTCGTTCATTAATTTTTTATTTATTATTTTGTTTATTTCAAAAATAACCATTTCTGGTGTTATTGTTTTTGTACATTCAAACTGTTTTTCCGTACCTTTATGAAGAGGACACCAATTCCAATCATCGGCATCTAATCTATAATGGTTAAAACAACCATGACATACATTTTGATTTATTACTCGGTAGGTGTCTAATTTTGTTTCCGCCCACTTTTCACTGAAACCTGAAATTAAAATTAAAGGTAACTCACATGCCCAAGCTAGCCAACTTAATCCAGACCCGAGACCAATAAAAAATTCACAAGTACTAAGATCATTTATTACTTCTTGTAAATTTCCTCCTTTAAATATTTTCACATTATGTGGGTATCTGTTATTCATGTAACCATCACCCTCCTTAGAATAGATCATACATTCATACCCATGGGAATTGAGATAATCAACAACTTCTTGCCATGCACCTTCATTGTTCCAATATTTCGCCTGTGCGGTTGAGTGAAATCCAATACCTACTTTTCTCTTCTTTTCAACGACAGGTAATTTCAATTGGGGTCTAATTTCTTGGTAATCCAAACCAAGAATATCGGTTGCGGTTTTTTGTAGTGTTTGTCTTTTGAAATCATTTTTATGGATATTAGTATTAAACTTACCATCTTCATTGTAATACCAACCCAACCTATATTGGGCATAAATATTTAAAACAATTTGTCCAGGTTCTACAAACTCTATCTCGGGGTATTGATCTTTAAACAGGTAGTTCATAAAAGTTGAAACAATTAGTTTACAGTTGTGTTTTAATCGAAACTCTTCACAATACGGCATCCAAGCCAAAGTGTCGCCCAATGATTTTGAACCAAAAGAAATGTAAACTCTCCTGTTTTCTAAATCCAAAACGTTTTCGTAAATAATTTTTCCATTCTCACTAACCTCGGTTCTCCATTTGGTATAATACTCACGATTTAATTTTATCCAACTATTTAATTTTATATTGTTTTGATAAATTAGTGTATCATCATCGAATAACTTAACGTCTAATTTGTTTTCACCTTCTCCTAATATTTCTAAAAAAGGATTAACAACAAAATGTTGATTGAATGTATAATTGGTTTCTATTTTTTTATTTGTATTTTTTTCCATATTAATTACCTTACTGTAAAATTTTAAAAGTTCTTCACCAAAATCTTTCTGATTTTCTAATTCGTAAAATGCATCATTATTCACAAGATCTATAAGTTGTTTTGATATTTCGAGTGGATCATCGGAACTGATAGGTGTGATATATTTATCGAACATACCAAGATAGTGTGATAAATTTCTGGCAAGAATTTTCAATCCGTAGTTTATTGCTTCTCTAACTACAAGTGGATTACATTCCCATTTGGAGTTGAACATCATGACATCACATGCCATCATAAAAGAATCTACATCATTTCTTTCTCCCCACACCGTTACGTTACTTGGTAAATTTTCCATGACAGGTTTCCAATAAGATTCGAAATTTTCCGCCTGATTACCAATAAAATGGAAGTGTAAATCAGAGTGTGTTTTTTCAATCAATCTTGCAACCTCGACACCCTCACTTTGGTTTTTTCCTGAGGTCCACAGACCAACATTTAAAATGTGTGTCTTTGTGAGATCTATACCCAACTTTTCCCTTGTCTTAATTTTTTGTAACAACGGGATTCTATGATGATTAAAAGGGATTCCCAACTCTTCAAGAATTGTCGTCACTTTATCCTCATATGGATATACGTGTAATTCTTTAAAAGGGGTGTTGTCTTTGAAGGTCTCGAAATGATATGGGGTTACAAATGAGTAAGCATCGGGATATAACTTTTTGTTTTCAGAGTTATACCAAACATTATGACACGTTTCAACTATTTTCCATGTTCTGTTATTGTCATAAAAAGAGTTCAATAAATCTAATGGAATTTTGTTAAAACTTTCGAACCCTTCAGGTATTTCTTCGACGTGAACAATATCGATTTGTAAATCTATTAAAATTTTAATCAATTCATATTTTTTATCAACTTCTGTGAATCCACCCAACGAAAAAAAATGATCATTACCTAATAGATCAATAATTTTATTTCTTTGTACCAAATAAATTGTGCTAAATTGAGAGTACTCAATTAAAAAAATTTCAATTTGATCTTGGTATTTTTGAAGTGATTCTATTCTTTTCAAAACAAATTGTGGCATTCCTCCTGTTGAGAGGTGGGGTGTCACATAACACAACCTAATTTTTTTCATAATAGAAAAATAATTTATTGAATTTATTTGTGAAGGGCTTAATATTATTAGATGAAAGAAATGTGTGTAGACATTAGTGGTTGTCGTGCTCTTGGCGATACTTTGTGTGCAACACCTGTAATTAGGAAATTGAGTGAGGCCTACAATAAAAAAATATCTGTTATATCACATCACCCTGAAATTTTTACTAATTTACCTTATGTAGAAAACAATTTTCAATATACTCCTGACTTACTTGATCGTGTAAAAAATGATTATGAAGTATTTTCTACCTTTGATATTTTATACAAACCTAATGGTGTTTGTAATAAACATAACGTGATAGACATTAAACAATTTCATGCAATCAATCTTGGGTTTATGTTAACTAACAATGAAATGAAAATGGATTATATTGCTGATGATGTTATATTATCAGATTTACCTAAAAAATTTGTTTTAATTCACCCTGTTCAAAATTGGGACTCAAGAACATGGCCAGCCAAAAGTTGGAAGATATTGACTCAACTATTGAACGAAAAGGGGATATCTGTAATTTCTGTTGGTAAAGACTCATCTGAGATTGGAAATTCTATGGTTCAAAAACCCGTATTTAATTTTCCAATCCAACTTGGGTACAACCTAATGAATCAAACAAGTTTAGATCAAACTTGGCACTTGTTGAATAAATGTTCTTGTTTTATTACAATGGACTCTGGTCTTTTGCATTTGGCAGGAACAACAGATTGTGAAATCCTTCAATTGGGTAGTTCAATTAACCCTGAGTTTAGAGCTCCGTATAGAAAAGGAAGTCAAGATTATAAGTTTCATTATGTTAGAGGTGAATGCGGATTACATTGTGCATCTGATATGAAATATGGCGTTAGAGAGTGGGGATCTATTCATGGAATACCATCTTTAGTAGGTTGTTTAGAAAAAAAAGAAAAGTTTGAGTGTCACCCCTCCGTACTACAAGTATATGAAAAGGTTATTGAAATAGTCGGTGAGTAATATTTATCTATATGAATAGTTCCGATTGTAGATGCCAAATCAAGTAAACATAGTTAGTCTTTCTGGTACACCACCGTTTAATATATACGTATGTGATGCGACCATAACATATTGTTATTTTGTACAAACTATTGTTGGAGCGCCTTACATCTTTAACGTTCCGTCCCCATTAGACTCAACAACACCAATTATTTTAAAAGTTATTGACTTCAATAATTGTGAAAATATTTATCTATTGAACTGTCAGGAAATTTATGGTAAGGAATTTGAAGACTTTCATATCTTCCTTTTCCAAGACGCGTCATTTACACCATCATATTCTACATCAGGGAATACATGTTACGATTTATCATATAATTCTTTATCCACAACATTAGTCAATGGGCCAACTTTCGATTCGGCTAATGGGGAATCTTTGTTGAAAGTTTTAGGGGTGGAGAATATTTTGAAATTCAATGGACCTCAAATAAATATACCTTTTTACGATATGACCCAGCACCCCTTTATGGACCTCAAATTCCTTCTGTTATTATAACTGTAACACAAGTATCATAAATTAATTCACTTTATCTATTTTTAAGATATATTTTTCATATGAAAGACATTGTATTTCTAAGTGCACAACCTGATGTTCCCTATTTTCATTGGCAAATAAAATTGTATGTTCATAATTTTATTGAAAAAGGAATTAACCCGAATCGAATTCACGTAATTCTAGCACTTGTTCACGGAGCAAAAGAACCGAGTAAAGGTGCAATTAAGTTAAAAAATTTAGGAATTAATTTACATTTTTACGAAGACAATAGAGATGTAAAAACATACATTCCAAGTATAAAACCATATCTTATTGCACAATGGTTAAAAGAATTCCCAAAACTAGGAAAAAATATATTTTTACACGACGCTGATATTATTTTTAGAATATTACCAGATTTTGAAAAACTTATAAAGAATAATATTTCTTATCTATCTGATACAATCGGATATATAGGTTATGATTATATTATGTATTGTTGTAATAATTATGAATCAAGACACCCATCATCAGAAAAAGGACAACTAATAAAAGAAATGGCTGAAGTTGTAGGAATCAATGTTGATATAATAAAGGAAAATCAAAAAAATTCCGGTGGTGGTCAATATCTGATTAAAAATACTGATTATAAATTTTGGGAAAAAGTCTATAATGATTGTACACCACTATATAACCAAATGTTAGACTATCAAAGAAGGTTTCCAATTAACCCAGGTCAAATACAATTTTGGACAGCTGAAATGTGGTCGCTTCTATGGAATCTATGGCTAAATAATTATAAAACAGAAATAACAAAAGAATTAGATTTTTCTTGGGCCACAGATAATGTTGATAAATATGAAAGAATGCCAATATTACATATGGCAGGTGTTACTGATACTTTAAAATCAACAAAGTTTTATAAAGGCGATTACATTAATATTGACCCAATAGAAAAATTAAAAGAAAATAAAAATCACTTTGATTATATAGATGTGAATAGTACGACAATAAAATATATTGATGTTATGAAATCTTACATTGAAAAAACAAAAAACTAATTATTTATTAGTATGCCTAGAATTAATTTTCCCCCACTTGTTTTCAATTGTTTTACAACTTGTAAAGTTACTGGTATTGTAAATACTGGTACCACAACCGAAACACTAACTTTTATTGATTGCTCTGGTAATACTGTTTCAGAAATTTTTGAACCACAAGAAAGTGCAATAGTAAATTTTTGTGGATTATTTCCAATAAGTGGCAATACATCAAATTTCAAAAAAGACAAAATTGTAATACCAAATTCAAGTTATTTTTTAAGTGCTTGTTGTATTGATAACCAATACATAACAATTCTTGCTAATGACGATTATCTAAATCTAGATGATTCTATTTATTGTGATAACTACATTCCTTCTTCACTAAGTGGACAAACTTATTCTGGTTGTTTTTATGTTTACGACAAAAAATTAATAAAGTTGGGAATACAACCGAATTATTATCCAATATTTAAAAATCCAAATGTTTTCGGTGATTTGGGTTGTAGGACTTGTGTTGAAGAAAATCCTTGTGCTACGGATTGTTATGAAATTTCGGCATGTGATGGTAGTGTACCAACATTTACGAGTGCAAACCCAATCCTTTCTGGGCACACAAACAATTCAATACTACTAACAATAACTGATCCACTACCAATTCCACAACAATGTTATGAAGTAAAATACATTGGAGTACAAAGTTGTGTTGAAACTTATGGTTATGAAATTAACTTAGAAGAAAGTTGTTCTTGTTCTACACCAATAACAATACAACCTAGAAATGAATGTGACGTACTTACAATATTTCCTATGGAAGTTGAATGTTTGGTAACACACCCTTCATCAATAAAATCATTTGATGGTGCTGCAACATTGATAATAACTGGTGGCACATCACCATATACAATTTTATGGGATATTGGTAGTATTTCCCCATTAATTTATAATTTGAATGTAGGAAGTTATAGTGCGACTGTTATTGATTATTATGGTGACTTTACGGCAAATACAACTTGTGTCTTAACTGCTGAAACGCCAACAACTACCACAACAACCACAATAAGACCATTACCAGTTTATGGTGATTTGTGTATGACTATTAAAAAAAGAAGTTCTTCAAAATTAGGGGCTGTTATTTTTGAACAAATACAATTTGAGCCTTATAATATTACAAATGGTAACCAAAGTTGGTTATCAGACGACGAAAAATATTTTATGTTTTTTAATACTGGTTACACAAGTCAGTGGGTTGTTTCTGGAAGTTCTGTTTTTGGTAGTATTATTAATAACAATACACCAACACCGCCTATAATTGGTTGGCAAGGACTTGGTAATCCTAGTATAATAAATATTACAGTGACTACTGGTACTTGTACTTCTTACAAAGAAGTAAGTGTAAATATAACACAAAACAATTTGATTTGTGATACAAAAGGAAGTATAACAATACAAGCATATGGTGGTCTACCACCTTATCAATATTCAATAAATAATGGAACAACGTTTAGTACTCTATCCACTTTTTCTAATCTAAATGCTGTAAGCTATATTGTTGTTGTAAAAGATAGTTTGGGTAATTTATCAACACCATCATCGGTCACATTAACACAAACAAATCCACAAACTTTTGTTTTGACATTAACAATTGATGATATTTCAAATACATTCCAAATACAACCATCAATAAACCTTGCACCAACACAAACAATTACTTTTTCGATTGAACAATATTCTCAATTTAATTATTATCCACCAAATATAACACCGACCCCAACATTAGATAATATAGTCACATTTGATGGTGGATTAGGTAATATGGGAATACCAATAATAACAAATAGTCAACCAGCATTGAACATTAATTGTATAGTACCTGTACCATTACAAAATCAACAAATAAAACTTTACACAAAACAATTAACAATAAGTGGTGGACAAACAATAACTGGTTCATATACTGACATTATAAACAATTTACCAGTCGGATTATGTCGCGGTGCTAATAGAGATTTTAATCTATATATCGTAGGAAGGCCAACTGTCAACAATTGTAAATGTTGTGATGTTCAGGTAGTAAACCCAATTAAACCAAATTAAAAATATAAATTTAGTTTTTAGAAATATTTATAAAATAGATGGCATACATAATTAAAAATACATCAGGTTTAGTTAACACAAGAATAACTGACGTTGGAAGACAAAAATTATCACAAGGTAATTTTAAAATATCTTATTTCCAAATTGGAGATAGTGAAGTTTCATACGATAAATTACCACAAACATATAACCAATCAAATAGTTTTGTTTTAGAACCAGGTTTTAATAGTCAAAACACGACTGGAGTACCACAATCAAATAGACAATACGTTAAATACCCATATTATGTTGATTCAAACCAACAGAATACATATGGTATTCCATTTATGGATTCACAAATAGATTCCGTGTTTAATAGAGCACCACTTAGAGGTTTTTTTGGTGGAATTACAACAGCAACCACAGTGAATTGGGAAGTTCTAACCGGTAATCAATACGCTTTAACTGGTAACTATGTTGTTGATATGACAACACTTAATGGTACAAATCAAATTACACTTATTTATTCTGGATGTAATACACCAAATACAGTAAAACCACAAATTGGTGATATTATAACTATATTTTTTGATGGTAAAGCTGATTGTAATTGTGAATGTATAAATTTACCAAAACCCACACCAACACCTACCGGAACAACAACTACAACTTCTACAACTACAACAACAACACTTATACCTTGTTTATCACCAACACCTACACCAACACCGTCAAAAACTCCGTGTTTGACACCAACACCAAGTCCACAATGTCCTCTCCCCCCAGTTCCAGAATGTTTTATGCCAGTACAAAGTTGTACTATTATGTTAACATATAAGATTGTTGATGTTTGTCTTAATACTATTACTGTTGATAGAAATGTACCAAACTATACTTGTTACCCAGTTGATTGTTATTCAAGAACAATTATATATCCATCGACGATGACACAATTATACGATAGTATAACACCTATGCCACATTGGGGTGAACAAGTTATTGATTTTGAATCTATTTGTAATACAGACCAATTTGATGTTAAAGTTTGGAATATGAACATTCCTTGGACTGAAAATCCTGCTGGACTAATACCAAGTCAATTTAAAGACTACACACAATTTGGTTCAATAGATTATATCGGAAGTAAAGAATATTTTGGTTATAATTCAAGTAAAGGTCAAAGTGATACAAGTTATACCTATTATTATAATTCTTTTGATGAAATTGTACAAGTAAAACCAGAAGAACAAAAAGCAATTGCAATAATTCATTACACAAATCAAACGATTGATTTCTTTTATGGTGAAAAATTTGCATTAGAACCTTATGACCCAACAAATCCAGACAATACAACTGGACAAGCAAGAAACTTTAAATTACATATTCCTTGGTTGATGTGGCACAAGAACCCAAATTGTTGTAACGGTCAAACGTTCTGGGTTGATCCACCAGGATTTGAAGATAAGGAATTGTTCAAACCACATTATATCCAATCTACCAAAAATGAAGGAATGAACCAACCTGGTATTAGGTATTATCATTTGTGGGACACAAATCCTAATTCAGATGGATTACCAAGTAGAATTGGTAAGGTGTTTCCAGATAGTAAATTAATTATCATTGATGATGAAGAAATTATTGCTGCAATGTCTTACAAATCAAATAGAAATTGGACATTACCAGCACCACAACTTTCTTTGATAACACCAAATACTTGTGATACAACAACAACATCACAAGGAATATTAACTGGTGATTCACAAACTTTGTTTGTTACATATAGAATTAATAACACATATTGTTTTACAAATTCATTACATTGTAATTATTATTCATCTATTAAAGGTAATAATAACGAATGTAGTCCTGACGTATCTAAAAATGTTGCCGTTAGATTTGGTGGTGATTTTAACTGTTTAGTACAACCATATACCGTACAACCAATTACAACCACAACAACAACTAATCCATTTTGTGGTAGATATCAAATTACTAACACAGAATTAACTGGAAGTACAAAAATTATTTTTACACCTTGTTGTGATGAAACAAAAACATCACCACTTACATTACCAGGAAACACTGGAACTGTAGTTTGTTCAACTACTGGTATTCAATCAACTGGTGATTTGATTATTGATTTGGTTGATGAATGTGGTGGATGTTCAACAACCACAACAACAACTAATCCATTTTGTGGTAGATATCAAATTACTAACACAGAATTAACTGGAAGTACAAAAATTATTTTTACACCTTGTTGTGATGAAACAAAAACATCACCACTTACATTACCAGGAAACACTGGAACTGTAGTTTGTTCAACTACTGGTATTCAATCAACTGGTGATTTGATTATTGATTTGGTTGATGAATGTGGTGGATGTTTAACAACAACCACAACTATATTTCCAATGACAACAACTACAACAACAAATTATTTACCAAATTGTGAACCCTGTATTACACCCAATGGATTTTTTGGTGATGAATTTGAAATCCTCGTTCAAAAAGTACAAACAGGCCAAAGACCCAATCCGGCAATGTGGAAAAAAATAGATTTTACAACACAAATCCAAAATAGTTTCATAGATGGTTTTATAACTCAAAGTTCGTTAACTGGGACAACATTTATTATTTCTCCAGATAACTATGATTCAGCACCATATTACAACTTGGATGATTATATTAGTTTAACACCGATTGGCTATACCGGACAATCATTAAATTTTGGTGATGAATACTATTTTTATGGGTCTTTCGAAACAGATATTCAAGCAACAATTTATGAAATGAAATATAAAATAAATCTAAGTTCAAGTGAATTCCAAGTTTCAACAAATCCAAGCTGGACACTAGGTACAAAATCGTATGTCACTGAAATTGCGCTACTTGATGACAATAAAGATATTCTTGTTATGTCTAAATTACAATCACCGACTTTAAGACAAGGTATCCAACAATACGTAGTTAAGATAGACATCTAATTATTTAGTTTTATTCCTTTTAAGTTATTATCTTAATAAAATATTATTTATGGGAAAACAAATTAAAAATTCACCAAAAGTCTTAGGTTTAGACATATCAACTAAAACAATTGGTTGGGCTTTATTTGACATTCAAGGAAGAGAACTTTTAGAACTTACACATATTTCACCAAGACCAAAAATGGAAAAAGGTAATGATGATAAAGTAAAAGAGTTAATTTTTAAATCAGAAATTTTTGCTGAAAAACTAAAACAATATGTTAATTTAGGGATTGTTAAAGTAATAATTGAAGAACCATTATTAAATTCAAATAATATCTATACAATACAAACTCTACTAAGATTTAATAGTTTTATTTGTAAAGAAGTTTATGATATTTTAGGAATTGTTCCAGAATTTATTTCAACGTATAACGCAAGAAAATATGCTTGGCCAGAGTTGGTTAAAGAAAATGATAAAGGTAAATACGTTTTATTTGGTGGATTACCAAAAGACATTGATAAAAAAATGTTAATCTGGGAAAAAGTTGCAAAACGTGAACCACAAATAACCTGGGGTTATACTAAAAATAACACACTCAAAAAAGAAAATTTTGACCAGACAGATGCCTACACCTGTGTATTAGGGTATATGAATTCAAAGGAAATTTGGAAGTAAATTATTTTTTTAGAATATCTATATATTTATAATAAAAAAAGATATGAAAAAAATAGTCAGATTAACAGAAAGAGACTTATCAAGAATAATCAAAAGAACCATTTTTGAAATTGAAGATGAAAAAATGGAACAAAGAAGTGCTATGGACTTTGTAAGAAGTTTCTTAGAAGAAAGAGGTGGTACATTGGGTGCGAGAACACCAGATGAAATAATGTCTGACTTAAAAGAATTGGAATTTGCAATTAGAAGTGAAAAAAACGATATGGGTGTTGCAAGTGAAAGACCAAACCAAAATTGGGGTCAAGATAGTATGGAATCAGAACAAATTACGGAATCAAGATATCTTAGAAGAAGAAGATAATATCGTCTAAAATAATGATAATTTTAAATATCGTCTTTTTAGACGATATTTTTTTTTAATGTGATTTTAACAATCTTGACAACTATTATTAACAGTTTCAATCGTTAAATCAACCAAATCAGAATTTGAAAAATTAAACGTACTGCCACTATATATGAAACAACCATCAACATCAATAAATGAATAAACTTTACCTAAAATAGGATTCGAAACTGTTTTACTATATAAAATACCAGAAGGTTGTTGTGTGCTCGAAAATAAAATGTCATAAAATTGACTTTTACGTTGTGATGTTGTCAGATAACCAAAACTTGTCCCACCTGTGAATTTCAAAAGTTCATTACCCAAAGCATAATTAGGTGCTGCATTCCAAGTAGTTTTATCTGTTAAGTCAAATTGATATAACAGAGTGTATGGATTTGGATTTCCAGACTGTACAATACCTAATGGACCCATACGTTGTGTTGTATATATACTAATAGTAGTATTTGTTTTAATAATTTTAATTCTGACTTGACCCTTAACGTTATAATTACCAGCACCAAATGGATTTGTTGCTCCAGTCATTATCGTAACACTTGTTAAACCCATATTATTGTTAAACGCATAAACATCTTGGTATGGATTATAATCAACATTAACACGATTATTTGTACCATTAAAGATTAAAGATAACATATCAGTAACCTTAGGATTGTTACCTAAACCTTTTTTAGCTGCTAAAACAATACCAATCTTATCATTATCATTATCAGTACTACCTAAAGTAACTTCGTGTACATAATTAGTGTATTCACAATTACTATAAAATCCATTTCCAAAAGCACTATTTTGAACACATTGAATCATTTCAGGAGTACCACCAGCATCAAGTATTTTTTGTTGTGCTAACACAACGGTATTACTAGTTCCACTGACAGTATATTGGACACTTGTTAAGCCAGATATTTTCCAATTTGATGAAGTTGTTAAATATTGTGTTGTTGTTGGGTTACCTAAAGCGGTACTTACATTGGCTGTTGGGTCAAACGTAGACCATCGATATGTACTACTTCCACCAACATCGTAAGAAAAAATCATTTTATTAATATACGTGTTATAATAAAACTTATCAACATTACTAAAATCTGAAGCTACTGGACCAACATTTTCACCTTCTGTCATTACAAGATTAAATGCCCCCAAATAATTGGTACTACCAGTCCAAAAATAATAAGATGGATCATTAGTTATAAGAATACCATTAGATTGTAATCCAGTTAATGTGGATAAACCAGGATATTTATTTGGGGCAAAAAGAGCAAATCTATTCCAAGAATTGAATAGTGTTGAAAGATTGTCTCTAGGGCCAAAATTTACATTACCGAAAGGACAAAAACCATCACCACACTCAACAAAGTAGTCAGCAGGTCCTTTGGTCGTTGTTGTTGTCGTAGAATCTGGTACACATTCTAAACAAGCACCTTGAAATTCAGAACCCAATGTTTCATTAATCACAACTAAATCTGAACCACTAATGTTATCGACAAGACCTAAAAACGAAACACAAGTAGAAATACCATTAATTGTTGATTTATAAACCCAATTTTGAATCAAAGTGTCACCAGATTCATTGAAGATTAATCCATTTGAAAAATATTCAAACCCAGTTAAACAATCTTTAAATTTCTTACTATTACCACATCTCATATATTCGTCAAACGTATTGAAAGTAACAATGCCATCAAAATTACAAGGCCTGATAACTCCTGTTGTTGTGGTTGTAGTTACTGGAATTGTGGTAGTTGTAGTTGTATAAGCAGTAATTGATGCACTAACCGAAACACCAGTACAAGGATCAAAAGGAATTGTTGTCGTTGTTGTGGTTGTTGGTGGTAACTTAGTTGTTGTTGTAGTTGTTGGAACCAAACAATCAAAAATAGCTTCAAAATTAAAAACATCACAAGGTGATGTTGTTGTAGTTGTTGTAATACAGACACCGGTAATAAAAAAACTTTCGTCAAAATCAGGACAATCACTCCCAACACCGACTGGACCAAATTGTAAACAACTACCACCAAAACTTGTTGATAAACACCATCTATCTTCTGTTAATGAATAATAAATAAAAAATGGTACACTATCACCTGTATATGATGTAAAACCATTATAAGTATTACTATCTGTGGTATATTGTCCATCAAATAAATTACCACCAGAATTTATACAAAAATTATTTTCAATACAAGCCATTATATTAGAAGTATTTCATTTATCTGACAATCATTATCATCAACAATTCTTAAATTAACACCTTCAGAATTTATAAATGGTATTGGAACCTCAAACGTGTAAGGTAAGTCACCAGAATTTATTGTTGCCGAATACACACAATAAGTTTGTCCTGTGTTACATACATATATATCAAAAGGTGTTTGTCCAGAAATATCGTTAATTGTTATGTCTATTGGCATATAAATAAATATAGATAATCAAAAAATCTTGTGAAGTTGTATAATTAAAATATTTTACTTATATTTGTAGAATAATATAATTCGAATATGGGTATAGACGTAAAAAAATATTTCAATGAATTTAGAAGAGACCACTATTGGAATGAAAACAAAGAAAAATACCAAAGGTATTTCTACAGAAAACTAATAGATTTAAAAAATGCAATAAATTTAAACACACCAGAAGCTGATTTGAAACTTGATTCATATCGTGGTTTAGGTTATATGGGTATTGGGACACAAAGTGGTCTTAGTCTTGCAATTAGAACCGAAAAATCAATTGAAAAAAGGGAAAAGTTGGGTGATCACGTAATTGGTACTGTAGAAATTGGCAGACATATTCATAAAGAATGTGAAAAAAATAATTGGGATTATGATTATATGGTTAATACCTGGTTATATGAAAATTTATGGATTTGGTCCACAATCCAGGTTTCAAAATGTGAACACAAAGATGAAAATATTAAAATCGATGCAAATTCAATTGAAGAAAAAAGATTTCTAAAACATTATATCAACGTTTCCGATTTATATGAATCAAAAAGAAACGGAAAAAAATTAATATTTGATTAAGTTAAAAAATTCACTTATATTATAGTGAATGGATGAACAAGAAGCAATCGTAGAATTATTAGAAGAAGTTTTAGGCGACCACGGATTACACTATCCGAATCGTGGTCAAATTTCTTTTAATTGTCCAGTATGTGATGACGAAAGAAACAAACATAACCTTGAAGTAAATTACTTTGATGGTGTTTATAAATGTTGGGCCTGTGGTGATAGCGAAGGAACACACGGAAATTTAGGAAAACTTTTTGATAAATTTGGTAATAAAAAATTAAAAAAACTTTATTTAATTTTAAGACCAGAAGAAAATGAAAAAGTTGTAAAGGTAAAAAAACCAAAAGTAGTTCTTCCAGAAAACTTTACCCTATTCAAAGACTCACATCCAATATATCCCGTAAGAAAACAAGCATACAACTATTTAAAAAGTCGTGGAATAACCGATGAAATAATCGAAAGATTTGGTATTGGTTTTTGTGACAAAGGAAGTCATATGGGTAGAATAGTTATACCATCATATAATAAAAAAGGCGAACTAAATTATTATGTTGGAAGAAGTTGGGACCCAAATAGTAGAGCTAAATATAGAAATCCCGAAGCCGAAAAAGACCAAATAATATTTTGGGAAAATCTTATTGATTGGAATAAAGACATATATCTTGTTGAAGGTGCATTTGATGGAATGTTTTTGGATAATCCAGTTGTTATGCTTGGAAAACATATGTCAGAACTTCTTTTTGAAACAATCTACAATAATGCAAAAGGAAATGTTATAATTTGTTTGGATGGTGATGCCTGGGAAAATGCCGTAAGATTATATCACGAATTAAATGGTGGAGAATTGTGGGGTAAAGTTAAAATTGTAAAACTTCCAAACGATAGAGATGTCTGTGATTTAAAAGGACAAATAAACGAATATTATTATGAAATAAGAGATTAATGGATTTATATAAAGTAGCACAAGAAATAAGAGATATCTTATCCAAAAGACGAAAAGAGGTACAATTAACTTTTGAAGAAGATACACACAAATACACAATGCTTGATTTGGATGGTAAATTACACTCTAATTTTCCTTCAGTATCAAAGGTAATGAAACTTTTTTATGATGAGTTTCCATCAGAAAAAAAAGCTTTTGAAATGTCTGGTGGTGACCCAGATGAAACAGAAAAACTACTTGCTGAATGGGCGGAAAAAGGAACAAGATCAACAAATATGGGGTCCAGAGTTCATTATTTTTTAGAAGACCACACCCTAAAAGTGTTCCAGGTTAATAAACAATTAAGACAACCAATATTTGAGTGTGACGCAGAACAAATTGTTATAAGTGACACAATGATTGTTGCTGGAAAAAACTATGTTGAATTATTAAAACAGAGGGGTTGTGTTTTAATTGATACTGAAATTGTTTTGGGACATCCAGAACTTGGTTATACCGGACAACCAGATAAGGTTTGGTTAGTGGTCGGAACAAGTGGTGAGATAGGATTATTAATCACAGACTGGAAAACAAACCAGGAAAAAAACTTCATAGTCCAAAAGTACATTAAACCTATGAGATCACCATTTGAATACTTACCAAATAATGCTTTAGGTCACTATAAAACACAACTTCCATTATATGGTAAATTACTTCTTAAAATGCTTGAAGGTTCAAAATACGAAAATATAAAATTATTTGGTTGCATTATTGTTAGATTAACAGAAGACCGTGAATATGTTGAATACAGAGTTGATAAATCCACAATAAATACTATACTTAATATGAATATAAGACCAATGCTTAATAAGCTTAAAAAATAAATAAAATGGAAGACATTATTAAACCAAAAATCAATTTAAGAGAACAAGAAACAATTCAATGCACAGAATGTAAATCAAAGTATTTTAAAGAAGTTGTATTATTGAAGAAAGTACCAAAACTATTAACCGGAAGTCATGAAGATACCATAGTCCCATTTCCAACTTATATGTGTAACAACTGTGGATTTGTTAATGAAGAATTTGAATTATTTGATTAATATGGAAATAGGAAAAATGACAATAAGTGAAGCATATCCACACCTTAAAAGTGTAGCACTTGCTTATGGATTAAAATTAAATAAAGCTAAAGATTTTAAATTCGCAAGAATTATTTTAGTAAATCTTTATAATAGAGAATTAGTATGACACACAAAGAATTTTTTGCCTGGTTAGAAGGTTACTTGTACGGTAAACTTGAAAACAAAAACATAGACATCACACCTATAGTTGAAAAAATGAATATAGTCAAAGATGTTGATCCATTTTTTTCAAATCCAAGAACAATTGCTCCGCCCAGATTTGAACCAGTACCTGTACCACCAAACCCATTCAAGGAAGATGGATACGATGATTTAGGAACACCACCAAAAATTGTAATGTAAAATTTATGAAATTATTTGGTTGTACTTAAAAAACTTTCTATCTAAACCAAATCTATCAATATCTTTATAGATATATTCACCAATTTTTGTAATGTCTTTTTTATTTGAAACTCTAATAAAAGAATAAGAACTACCAGATTTCCTATTATACCTATTAATAGAAAATTTGATATCCATTGAATTAAACAATTTTTCAAGATAAGACCAATCTTGTTCGTAGGTTGATGAAATTGAAAATTGTCTTACTGTTGATTTTTTTGTTCTACCGATGTAAAAACAACCATCACCATCTATGAGTCCCAAATAAAAGTAACTATGTAGTTCATTAGGTATAGAATTTAACAACTTTTCTGGTGAAAACTTTGATTTTTTAGTAAAATCATATTTATATAATATATCGTATATTCTCTTATTGTTTGTTGTAATCCGAATCTGATTTTTCCAGTTTTCTGACCCTTTTTTAATTTTATTATAGTTCCATTTACCAACTTTATCTAAAATCCATTTAATATTCATAATATCATCTTCTAACATAGTTAAAACAATATGGTAATTTCTTTTGTAATGTATTATATGACCATCAGCCCATAACAAACCAAGGAAATAAGAAACATCTTTATCAACAATATTTTCAAATTTTGAAGGATTTACATTGCATAGATTGTTTGGTTTACCCGTATATTTTTTCTTAATGTTAGGTAACATTTTAAGTTTTAGTTTGTGAGTCATTGCAAATATTTTAGATTTTGTGTAATTTAAATTATCAACACAAAAATCAACACCTTTTATTGGGTAATTTACCTTTAAAAATTCAATTTCTTCATTAGTCCAAGTATTTTTTTTCATAATAAAAATATTAATACATTTATATATATACATATCTTTTAAGTATTGAAAAATTAAAATATTTTGTATATTTTTTAAAAAAACAAACAATATGATCAAAACCATTTGTCATTTCTCTGATCTTCATATCAGATTATTTAAAGACCACGACCTTTATAGGTCAATTATGGAAGATGCACTCAATCAATGGAGAGAGATTGAACCAGATAGAATTGTATTTACTGGAGACCTCGTTCATTCAAAAAACACTGTTAGTCCTGAATTAATAGAAATTGTAAGTTGGGTATTGACCGAATGTTCCAAAATCACAAAAACAATTATCATCCCAGGGAACCACGACGCACTCATAAATAATTTAGATAGGCTGGATACCTTAACACCAATAATTAATTCATTAAATAACAAAAATATTGTCTATTATAGAGATAGAGGTGTTTATGAAGATGAAAATGTTAGTTGGTGTGTTTATTCACAATACCAGGGTAATATTCCACCAGATTTGAATGTTGCAACAGGTATTAAAGTTGGTTTATTTCACGGACCAATCCAAGGCATGAAAACGGATTTAGGGTTTGACTTTGGTGAAGAAGCATATGATGTTGAAAAGTTCAACGGACTTGATATTGTATTATGTGGTGATATTCATAAAAGACAGGAATTTAAATTCAAAACAGGTAAAGGATATATGATTGGATCACCAATTCAACAGAACATAGGTGAAAGTATTAGAAACCACGGGTTCGGAATTTATGATTTCGAAACCAAGGAATATACATATACCGATCTTGAAAACCCAAGACCATTTCTAAAATTCTCAATAAATTCATTTGACGATATTGAAAATGGAACCGAATTACTCAAAAATCTTTAATGAAAAGATAATGCAGACAGTGTCGGCATTTTGTTCTGAAAATAAAATTAAAGACATTGATGGTTTTATATATAAATGTTTTAAACAAGGTTTTGATATAAAAAAATACGGATTATTAGGAGAAACACTTAATGAGGGTAAAAATGACTTAAAAACTGATGTTATTGATGAAAAACAATTAATAAAGGAAGTTATTATTGAAAAACGGGTTGAAGTTCCTATTGAGGTTATAAAGGAAGTTATTGTTGAAAAAGAAATAATTAAAGAAGTTCCAGTTGAAAAAATTGTAGAAAAAGTAGTTACTGTTTATGATAAAAGTAATGAAAATGAACTTGGTGAAAAAATCGCCAGGTTGGAAGATGAAATATCTAAAAAGGATAAAGAATTAGATGAATTTAGACAAAGTTTAGACATTAAGTTAGACGACAGCAATGAAAAAATGCTCCAGGAAACACTTCAAAAATTGAGAAAGGAACTCACGGAAAAAAATGATAAAATAAAAGAATTAACAAAAATAAACCAGGACCTACAAAATACTAGACAAAATAAATTAAATGCAGTATTCTTGAGAGGTTCAAATTTAAATGATACATTATGATACAATTAGTAATTTTTATGTTGGTTGCATATGGAATGACAACCATTCTGGTCTACGGATCAATTTTTAACGGATTAAGACAATCAATCCATAATTGGGGTAATAGTGACTACATGGCTTTTAATGGTCTTGGAAAATTTATTTCAGAATTGATACAATGTATGTTATGTACATCAACATGGGTTGGTTTTTTTCTATCATTAACTTTCTTTTCACCTATTCATAATTTTATTGGACTTAATGAATATGTTTCCGTATTTTTTGATGGAATGTTATCGGCCGGATCTGTCTGGGCGATAAATTCAATAATTGAATGGTTTGAAGAAAATAGACCACAAAAAGTCCAACACTACGAAGAACCAGAAACTGAACAAGAAATTTTAAACGATTAAATATAAATAAAAATGGGAAAAAAAGCTAAAGAGCACCGAGCAAAGGTTGCAAAACGAAACAGAAGAATTACACAAGAAAGATATGCAATGCAGAATGCGTTAAATAAAATGATGAAACAAATGGCAGAACAACAAGAAGCTGAAAGTCTTAACGTTTCGGTTGGCGAACAAGAAGTTCCGTTTAGTATTGTTAATGATGTAGAGTTGAATTCTATTGTTGAATTTAAGGAAGAAAATACTCAAATGTTTGAAGCACAATTTGATAGTAGTGGATTTTCAATTGAAGATAGAATAGAACCACAAGTTGAAGACCAAATTTCTGAATCAGAAAAATAAAATATGGATTTATTTAATCCACCAAAATTATACAATTACAATATTATGATAAAAGATTTGGATTTTTCAAAGTTTGAAAACCCATCTATCCAGGTGGTGTGGGAAGACCTACAAGAAAATTTCACACAAGACAAAATGAAGAGTGTTAAACACTACTTTCAAAAAAAGTATAACACTACAAATGTTAATGTTGTTACAAAAGTAAAAAATGTTGACACAGAAACTATGCAAACAGTTGATGTATCAATGAACATAACTGACGTTAACTATCAACTTGATTTGTTAAAGAAATTTTTGGAATCCAAAGGGTATGGAGAACATCTTACAGAAATTCTTGATTTGAATAAAATGGTTGAGAATAAAATGAAAGAAGATGATTCTGAAACAACACAGTTTAAAAAGTGGTACATAAGAAACATTGAGTTCTCCAACTTCTTATCATATGGCGAAAACCAACGACTTGATTTTGACAAGTTGAATGGAATTGTTGTTGTTGAATCGGACCCACCAAACTTTGGTGGCAAGACGGTTCTTACGGTGGATTTACTAATGTTCTTGTTCTTCAATGAAACAACAAAGACATCAAAAGCTGAAGAAGTTTTTAATAGATTTTCTGATAAAGATGAGGTTGTTGTTAAAGGTGAAATCACAATTGATGGTGAAGATTATATAATTTTAAGAAAAATTGAAAGAAAAAAATCAAAGAAAGGTGAATGGAATGTTAAAACAGAACTTGATTTCTTTAAAAAACTACACGATGGTTCTTTACAGAACTTTACCGGAGAACAAAGAAGAGAAACTGAAGCCTTCATTAAAAGTTCAATTGGGACCAAGGAAGATTTCTTAATGACAATTCTTACAACGGCAACAAACCTAGAAGAATTATTAGAAGCAAAACCAACAGCCAGAGGACAAGTTCTTTCAAGATTTATGGGTCTTGAATTTTTAAAGAAAAAGGAAGAAGTTGCAAAAGAAATTTATTCATCATTTAGTAAGTCAAAATTATCAAATATCTATAATTCAGAAGAATTAAAACAAGATATTGAATCTTTTGAAAGTAAAATCACAGAACTTGAAGGACAAATTGAAATTCTTAAAAGTGAAGTAAAAGAAATTGAGGATGGTATAGCAAAAGGAAAAGATTATAGAGATTCGATGTTAAAAAAGAAACATTCAGACATCGATAAAGAAATTGCCTTACTTAATCCAGAAACAACAAAATCACAAATAGAAACTTTGAAAAAAGAAAGACAATCTTATGTTGACCTACTTTCAACACTAAAGGTTGTTGAACCAGAACAATTTTATGAAGAAGATAAACACGACAAAGTAAAAGATGAGTATAAAACTAAGTTCCATTCAAAAATAGAACTTGAAACAAAGATTTCTGGTATTGAAAAATTAAAGTCAGAAGTAAAGGGTGGTATTAAATGTGAACACTGTGGAATTGAACTTATGAACGCAGCAATTACACAACAAAAAATATCTGAACTTGATGGATTTACACAACAAAAAAAGGTTATTGAGAAGTTAATGACGGATTTAACCAACAAAGAAAAAGAATTTGTTGAGACAAAAAGACAATTTGATGAGTATGAGAAAAACAAACTTATCAAAGAAAAATATGATTTGAGTGTTGAAAGTTGTGACTTGAAAATTTCTGGGTTTGAAGATAAATTAAAAAGGTGGGGTGAGGTCCAGGACAAGATTAAAACAAACGACCAGATTGATTCTATGTTAATTAAAGCTGACTTGAAACTTGAAAGTTATGATAAACTTTTAAAAGAAAAGAATAACCAGATTAACACAAATGAATATACAATTAAATCAAATAAGGAAAAGATTACCAATAACAAAAATTTAATTGTAAAAATTAAAGAAGAAGAAAGTAAGGATAAGATTTATAAAATGTATCTTGAAAGTTATGGTAAGAATGGTGTTAGTAAAATTATTATGAAAACTATGATGCCACTTATTAACTCTGAATTACAAAGGTTGATGGAAGATTCTTGTTACTTCAAATTAGAAATCAGAATTAATGATAAATCCGAGGTTGAGTTTATCCAGGTAGATAATAATACTGGTGTTGAAAAGTTAATGGTTAGTGGGTCCGGATATGAAAAAACAATTGCATCACTCGCCTTAAGATCAGTTTTGAGTAAAGTATGTTCTCTACCAAAACCCAATCTGATTGTATTCGACGAAGTATTTGGTAAAATAAGTAATGACAACTTGGAGATGGTGTCTGAATTTTTTGTAAAGATTAAGGAATACTTTGATAAAGTGTTTGTAATAACTCACAATCCTATGGTCTCACAATGGGCAGATTGTGTGATAAAAATTACAAAACAAAATAATATCTCAAAACTTTTGACCAATTAAAAAATAAATCCTATATTTGTATTGTGAAACAAAATAAAGCATATAAATATAGGATTTACCCAACAGAGAAACAAATAGAATATTTTGAAGGGGCTTTCAAAGCCGGAAGATATGTTTATAATGTTTCTTTAGATTGTGAAAAACAAATTTATCAGTTGGGTGGTAAATCAAATTTATCACATTTTGGATTAAATTATCATATAAAAAATTATAGAGTAAAAGCACCATTTCTAAACGAATATGATGTAAACATATATTGTAATGAAATGAAGGCCTTATCAAAGGCATATAAAAATTTTTTTAAAAATAAAGGGGGTTACCCAAAATTCAAAAAAGAATCCGACACCACTCAAAGTTTTACAACAAGACCAAGTACAAAGCAAAATTCTAAAAATTTATATATTACATATGACGGCTATTTGAAAATACCAAAGGTTGAAAAATTAATTAAAATTAAATATCATAGACCTATTGAAGGTAAAATCAAAACCGTAACAATTTCAAAAAAACACAATAAATATTATGTCTCAATTATGGTTGAGTACACAAATAATTTTAAAAAAGTTGAAGTTAAAAAAAGTGTTGGTATAGATTTGGGGGTAAAAGCATTTGTTGTCACATCAGATAACGAAGTAATAGAAAATCCAAAACATTTAACTAAAAATCAAGAACACCTAACTGTCTTACAAAGAAAATTAGCAAGAGCAAAAAAAGGGTCAAACAACTATAAAAAAATAAAAAAAAACATTTCAAAAATACATGAAAATGTAGCTAATACAAGAGAAAATTTTTTACATAACGAATCAAAAAAATTAGTAGATAATTATGATTTGATTTGTATGGAAGATTTAAATGTTAAAGGGATGACAAAATCAAGTAAAGGTACAAAAGAAAATCCTGGTAAAAATGTAAAACAAAAATCTGGATTGAATAGAAGTATAATTGATGTTGGTTTTGGTAAATTTAAAACTATGATTGGTTATAAAACAAAAAATAGTGGAAAATATTTAGTTGAAATTGGTAGATTTGAACCAACAAGTAAAAAATGTAATTGTTGTGGGACAATTAATAAAAATTTAGAATTAAAAGATAGAATCTGGAAATGTGAAAATTGTGGTGAAATTTTGAATAGAGATTTAAATGCTGCCTTAAACATTAGAGATTTAGGGACAAAAAAGTTCTTTGACAGTTTAAAAAAATAGGAAACAAAAACTGGGTGGTGTGACATCCAATTTAATTATTCGGAGGAAGTTGGTTACAACTTCTGTTGATGATAAGAACCTTTCAATAGTAAAGTTTCCTAATTCACATTGTGAATCATCCTTAAATGAAAGGTAATCACAACTGCCGTATAATTCATCCCCAACGATTGAAATTGTGAATCATCCTTAAATGAAAGGTAATCACAACAAAAATCGTTCGGACAAACCGGCAGTGCGCATTGTGAATCATCCTTAAATGAAAGGTAATCACAACTCGGACAATATACTATCCATATTTAATAAAATTGTGAATCATACTTAAATGGAAGGTAATCACAACTATTTAGTTAGTTCGGTTTAGAGGTTGTTTATTGTGAACCATCAACAAATAAAATGTAATCACAATTATAGTCTGAAAATATTTTTTAAAAAAAGTTAGTTTAGAAACCAATATTTTCACTATCTTTGTTGAACCAAAATAAAAATCTATGAAATACTTACTATTCGTCTATCCCTGCGACAATAACTGGGACAAAGAAGAAACCAACCAAAAAATCGCTGAAGAACTGTCAACAATTTCAAAATCTGATGATATTACCTATGTCTTTGGTGACAACCATACAATATTTCACTTTGAATCTGATATGTGTCAACCAGAACTTACAATCTACGTTGATTTAATACATAATGAAAAACCAGATTTTATGTATGTTCTTGTTCAGACAACAAAATTTATGACATCAAATATGCTTCCAGAACACTTGGAACATTTGAAGAAATTAAACAAAAAAGGTAGGAAACCAAAAACCAAAAATCGTGTTAAAGAAATATTTATGGATAAGAAACCTATTTTTGACATAAAGAAATTTATGGAAGAACATAATACTCGTGTTGAAGAATTTTTGAAAAATCAAGTATGTGACTTGACTCTTGACGAAATTTTGGATAAGATTTTACAGAATGGAATTGGCTCATTAACAAGAGCTGAGAAAGACAAACTAGACGAATATTCGAAACAAATATAAATATGAAGGAAAAGAACATCGGTGCCCCAATTAATCAGGACGAAATTTATCACTACCTAAAAGACATTAGAAAGATTAAAGTTATGACTCCAGATCGTGAGAAGGAGCTTGCTTTGAAAATGAAATCTGAAGAGATTTCGGAAAGAGAAAGAAAAAAAATAGAAGACGAACTATTGGAAGGAAATCTTCGTTTTGTTATCACTGTTGCAAAACAGTATCAGAATCAAGGTCTTGATTTATCGGATCTTATTGCCGAAGGAAACCTTGGTCTTATGAAAGCAATTAAAAATTTTGATTGGAATAAAGACTTAAGATTTATTTCATATGCTGTGTGGTGGGTTAAACAATCAATTATTCAATCCCTAAATGACAATGCAAGAACAATCAGACTCCCAGTTAATGTTGTCCAGGATTTACAAAAAGCAAAAAAAGAAGTTGAACAATCCGGTAAAAAACTGGATGATAAGTTTGCCCGACTTCCTTCAATAATTAATCTTGATATGAATATCAACGAAGAAGGTGATACACTTATTGATCTTATTGAAAATCCAGATGCTGTAGCTCCAGACGCTGGGTTTAATACAAAAGACATTCTTAAAGACAAGTTGTTGTCATTACTTAATGTTTTGGACGACCGTGAAAAATCAATCATCGGTGACTATTTTGGCCTTACTGGTACACCAAGAACTTTGGAAGACATTGGGTCAGATTTTAACTTAACAAAAGAAAGAGTTAGACAAATCAAAGAAAAAGCTCTTCGTAGACTTCGTAATGAATCATCTGAACTATTTGACTATCTATGATGAATGTACTTTCTTCATTTGATGGAATGTCCTGTGGACAAATTGCACTAAACAAAGCTGGTATTAAATATGATAAGTACTTTGCATCAGAAATAGATAAGTTTGCAATACAAGTAACACAACATAACTATCCAGAAACAATACAAATTGGTGATGTTACACAAGTTAAAGGAACTGACCTACCACCAATTGATTTACTTATTGGTGGTAGTCCGTGTCAGGGATTTTCATTTGCTGGTAAACAATTAAATTTCGAAGACGAACGAAGTAAATTGTTCTTTGAATTTGTTAGGTTAATGGAAGAATGTAAACCAAAATACTTTTTACTTGAAAATGTTGTGATGAAAAAAGAATATGAAGATGTTATTACACAACATATGGGTGTTGAACCAATTTTAATAAATAGTAATCTTGTTTCTGCACAAAATAGAAAACGACTCTACTGGACCAACATTTCAAATATAAAACAACCAGAAGATAAAAATGTAAAAATGTCTGATATACTTTTAAGTGGTCAACATATAATTGTGTCAAACCAAAAAAAGACACATAAACCTGGTGGTGATAAATCGGCAACATTACTTGCTAGAGATTATAAAGGATTTGGTAATCAACAAATGAGTGGTGTTATGGATAATGGTAATATTAGAATGCTAACACCAGTTGAATACGAAAGATTACAAAATGTTCCAGATAATTATTCTTCAGTTGTTTCCAATACTCAAAGATATAAAATGTTAGGAAATGGTTGGACCGTAGGTATTATAGAACATATATTCAAAAATATGAAATATGAATATATTGAGTCTATTTGATGGTATTTCCTGCGGACAACTAGCACTACAAAGAGCTGGTATTGAAGTTGATAATTATTTTGCTTCAGAAATTGATAAACACGCAATTTCCCTTACACAACACCATTTCCCAAATACAATCCAATTAGGTAGTGTTGTAGGTTTGGATACCTCAACATTACCAAAAATTGATTTACTTATAGGTGGATCACCATGTCAATCATTTAGTAGGTCAGGTGACAATACAGGATTTGACGGAAAGAGTGGTTTATTTTGGGAATATGTTAGAATATTAAATGAAGTAAAACCAACATATTTTCTTTTAGAAAATGTTGTAATGAAAAAAGAATGGGAAAAAATTATAACAGACGCAATTGGTGTTGAACCAATAATGATTGACAGTAAATTTTTTTCGGCTCAAAAAAGACAAAGACTTTATTGGACTAACATTCCAATTGATAAGAATATGGAAGATAAGAACATTCACATTTTAGATATTTTAAAACCAGATGGTTCAGAAAAAATAATAAACGACCACCTTGTTGTGTTAGATATAAACGACGAAGGTTTTAAAATAAGGAATGGAACAAAACAAGGATATTTGTATGCTAATAATGGTGATTGTGTAAACCTTGAAGTTCCGAAGAGTAAAACAAGAAGAGGTAGAGTAAGTCACGGTAAAACAAATACACTAAACACGGCCTGTAACTATGGTGTTGTTGTTGATGGAAATTTAAGGGAACTTAATATTCTGGAATACGAAAGATTACAAACACTACCAGATAACTACACATCAATTGCAACTTTAAACCAAAGAAAAAAAATGATTGGTAATGGATGGACCGTTGATGTAATTTCTTACATATTCCAAAATATTTATCAAAAAAGTTTGGTAAATTAGAAAAAACAACATATCTTTGTATCACAAACAACGAGGGTTAAAAGTCACTAACGAGCTCTAGGTGGTGGGTTAAGTAGAAGTGATTTAGGAATGAACAAGCCTAAGTCGATAGGAAGATGGAAGACGATTCAGATACTAATGTCCTATCCTACTTAATCAACCCAAATTGTTAATTGTGGTCTACCTTGAGCGTTTTTTCTGATTACAGTTTTTGTTAATAATACAAAATTATAAGGGTCTTCCTCAATCAGTATGACCGGGATGAATAAATTATCAGATTTACTTCTAACAATAAAAACATCACCATTTTTTATTTCTTTTAAAATAATTTTTGTTGTTATTTCATCAACAGCTTTACCCAATAATAAATTAATATCACCCCTACTAACATTTCTCTCTACTTGTCTATCTTGAGTATGTCCACCCTTGTCTAATCTAACTTCAAATGTAATCGATATCTGGGACCTCAATGTTGCAATCCTTTTTTCTAACAATAAATGTTTCCTAATTGATTCCCTTAGTAGTGAATTTTTCATATCCTTTATAATAAGTATTTATAAACTATATTAATATAATATGAAAGAAAAATTTTTACCCTGGTTTATGTTATTTTGTGCTCTTGGTTTATCAGCAACCGCAGCATATTATAGTGTTGTTGGTTTGTCCATTGTGTTTGTCGGTGTTGCAATTCCGGTAATAATAATGGGATCCTTCCTTGAAATTTCTAAAATAGCAATAGCTACATATCTTCACGATAAATGGAAACAAACATATGGTGTCTTAAAAATTTATATGACAATTGCACTTATAATATTATCAATTATTACTTCTTTGGGTATCTATGGATTACTTAGTACCGGATTCCAAGGAAATATTGCAAAACTTGAAATAAGTGAAAAACAAGTAAAGAATGTTGAAGTTAAAAAGAAAAGATTTGAAGAAATAAAAACCGAATTAACAAAAGAAAAAATAACCCTCGATGGTGATATTACAAAATTAAGGGATGGACTATCTACAAATACAACAACACAAACTGTAGACCAAAGAACTGGGCAATTAATTACAAGAGCAAATAATGCAAATAGAAAATCATTTGAAGGACAATTAAAAGAAGCACAATCAAGAAGAGATACAATTTCAAAAAGAATCGATGGTTATAACGATAGTATAACAAAACTTGATGTTCAGATTTTAGATATGGAATCACAAGACATTGGGAATAGTGAACTTGGTGCAATCAAATACGTAAGTGAACTTTTAGATTGGGAAATAAAAAGAACTGCAAATCTTTTTATTTTAATTCTGATTTTTGTTTTTGATCCATTGGCAATTACTTTGGTTATTGCAACAAATCAAGCATTCAAGTCCAGTAGAAAAGAAGATGAAAATTTTCAATCAACCAATCTACCAACCCCACAACCAATCCACAACCAACCCACAAGTACCCCCCAAGTTGAAGAAGAAACCGACCAAGTACCGACCAAGTACCGACCAAGTACCGACCAAGTAGATGATGAAGATTTATTTGATAATGTTGATTATTGGATAGACGTTCCTATGGAAACAACTACAACAACAAATGATATTGGTGGTATAAAAAGACTTACATATAAAAAGAATGTTTGAAATTTTAGATAAAAAAATTAACAATAATTTCGGTGTAGAAAAAAATAAAATTCAGATAGTTTTAACCCACACATCAAGAAATGCTGATGAATATTTAACAGCATTGAGAAATAGACACAACAAGAAATATGATAAATTACCACATTACATTGTAACAAAAGAAGGTATTGTTTTACAAACAATGGATGATGAACATTATGGTAAAATGTTAAACAATACTGTGTATGATAAACAGTCTATTATCATTTCTTTGGAAAATCTTGGTTGGTTAGAAAAACAACCACTAAAAAATCATCACATTAACTGGTTGGGGAGTATTTATAAAGAGAAAGTGTTCAGTAAGAAATGGAGAGACTATTTTTTTTGGGAACCTTATACACAAATACAGTTGGATAAAACAGCTGAACTTTGTATTAAGTTATCTAAAAAGTTTAATATAGAACCAATTTGTATTGGACATAATACAAAAACAAATAGACTGGAAACATTTAGTGGGATTATCACAAGATCAAATATTGATGAAGAATCCACAGACTTGAGTCCTGCTTTTGATTTTGAATATTTTATAAAAAAATTAGACAATGAATAATTACGAAGAAATTAGAAATTTACTTAAAGCATCCAGAACTATGTTAGGTGGTGAAAAGATGATCAAAGAATCTTATGAAATTAAAAAAAGATATGGTCTTATAATGGAACAGCCAGAAGATGAGACTGGAAAAATAGATGAACCAAATAATATTACCAAAAGGGATAATCCTATGGATAGTATTAAAAAGGACATTGAATATGAAACTGCGGATGATGGTGAACCAGGTGATGATAAAGAAGAAAAAAAATCAGATAAGAAAAAAGGATATAGAATTTCTGGTGGAATTTTATACATCCACGGAGCTAGTGAAAAAGATTTACAACTAACAACAGATGATAAGATAGCCTTCCAAGAAAGTATGGATGAATTTGTTAATGAGGTTGCTGAAATTGTTGATTTTAATAAATTGAATTTATATCCAAACAACGTCGAATGGTCTGGAAAAATCACTGAATATGATTTGGAATTTTTCTTTTCAATTGGTGAAAACAATGGTGTGTACATTAACGGTACTATGATGCAAGTTGATGAAGAATTTCTAAAAATGATGAATAAACTTAAACAATATTATGAAAAGTTCAAAACTAAATGGTCTAAAGTAATTGCGGTAAGAAAGAAAACAAAAGAATAATGAAAGAATTTTTTATAAAATATTTTAGAGAAATTTTATTAGTCGTACTAATTGGTATGGTTGTTTTTTTGTTAATTAAAGTTTACACACCAGCACCAGACAAAAGTGAACTTTTAAAATATAAACTTGACCAATTGGACCAAAAGATTTTGGATTTGAAAAATAAACAAAAAGAATTGGACGATTCGATATCGGTTTACAAAAAAAATATTAAAATTATAAATGAAAATATTGACAATATTAGGTCACAAAAAACAACAATAAATAACTATTACGAAATAAAAGAAAAAGAAATTCCTAAATGGACAAACAAACAAGTTGATAGTGCATTTAGGGTTAGATACAAATATTAATTATGAAGAATATACTATTTTTTATTTTCTTGTCACTTTGTTTTTTTGGTTTTAGCCAAAAAACAAATGTCGATACAACAATAATTTGTTTTCCAACAGAAATTGGTAAGGAAGTTTTAAAGGATCTTAACGAATTGGATAAGTTAAGAAAAACAAACATCTTGGATAAAAAAGAAATAGAAGAATTTGAAAAAAAAGTAAAAGACCAGGACTCAATAATTTCAAAACTTGAACAAAAAGATAGAAATAATGAAGTTATTATTAAAAGTACTGAAGAAAAATATAAATTATTAGAAGAAGACAATAAGGATTTAAGAAAAGAAATTAAAAACGTTAAAATTAAAAACAATATAATAGAAATTGTTTCTGGGGTTATTTTTGCAACCATAACTTATATACAATTATTCAAATAATGGCACTTAGTCAAGCAGATAAAAGAGAAATTGAATCATTAATTAAAAAAGAAATGAAAGACTTTCTTGGGTCAAATACTGCAAAACAATTTGAAGATAAATTGGTTGAAAGAATTACCAAAGAAATGAAAAAAAATGGTAAATTAAATGGTGAAGTCAAAGACTTAATAATAAAATCTTTCAGAGAATTCTATACAATTATGTATCAACAAAGAAGTTTCTGGGAATCTAAATTCAAAGGGTTATGAGTGATTCACTTAGAGATATGTTTATATCTGAACTTGGTAGACAAGCAAACGACCTTGGTCTAAGGGGGTCTGATGTGTCGAATATGAAAAAAGAATTTACAGAAGATGAAGGCACAGAAAGAAATTCACCAGAAGATTATTTAATTCATTCAGACGATATGAAAGAAATTTATTTGTTGGCAAAAAATAAAAAACTTTCAGCAAATAAAATTAAAGAAAAAATAAAAGATTTTTTGAAAGAACCAAGTGAATTAAAAGCATTTTTAAGGTCAATATTAGATAGTAAAGGTAAAAAATCAGAAAATAAAGAGGCGATGGGAACCGGTGGTGGATATGCGGCATTAGATAATACACCACTATTCTCAAAAAAAGAATTTAAAGAAGCAACATCTTCAAGCTCTAGTGGTCAGTATGATACCAATAGTTTTCAAGATATTAAAATGAAAGGTAATACACCCAAAGGAAAAGGTAGATCATGGCGTAAAACACAATTACCAGGCGGCAAGTTTGTCCAGGTTAAAAAAAAATGTAAAAGATTTCCTTATTGTAATCAAGGAGACATTAAAGCGCTTGATATCTTCAATGAATCAACAACTGAAAAGGTTATTGAAACTATGTCAAAAAAATACGGATTGACTGAAAATGAAATTAAAGAAATTATATCTAAGGAATTTAAGTCAAATCCAAAGTACTAAATATTTATAATAAAAAACGAAATGAGAAATTCTAAAGAATATTTAAAAAGACTAGCAAATAAAATAATTCTTGAAACTTTAGAGGATAAAGCCAATAAAGTTATGGAAAAAATAAAATCAGATTCATTTGATTATGTTGCAGAAGGTAATGTATGTGAATGTGGTAGTAATGAATTTTATGAAGGTGAATGTGTTGAATGTGGTGCTATGAAAGGTGGTGGTGCTGAAATGCTTGAAAAACTTCACGGAGGACAGCGTAAACTTGATAAAAATAGAAACGGAAGATTAGACCGACAAGACTTTAAAATGTTAAGAGGTGATGTACAAGAAAAAGATTGTATGGAATGTGGTGGTAGTATGAAAGGTGATTATATGGAAGGTAAAATGTGTGAAGAATGTGGTGGTGGTCAGTTTGGTACTGGTGGTATACCATTAGATGAAAAATGGAAAGGTGATGTCAAAGTTAAAAAAACTGGTGAACATGCTGGTAAATCAATTGCAGATATAGATTTACAAATTAGAAGTTTAAAGGATTTAACTCAAAAATATCAAGAAAAAGGTGAAAAAGTCCCTAAAAGATTAAAAGAAAAAATGTCTGAACTATATTTTGCAAAAAGATCCAAAAAAGGATGGCCAGGAAAAGGTAAAGTTGATGTTGATGAAGAAATGGAAGAAGGAAATGCTTTTACCAATAAATTAAAACAAACACCTAAAGGAGGTAAATTTAAAATGGGTGATAAAGAATACACCGATAATTCTAATTTAGAAGAAACACTATATAGATTAGTTGATGGTGATGAAAGTGCTTTGTTTAGTGAAAGTGAAGTTATTGATATTATTGAAAATATTGTAAAAGAAGAAAAAGATAATATCAAAAAAGGTGCAACACCAAAAGGTCTTGGAAAGTACGAAAAAATTCATAAAGAATCTGGAAAAGAAAATAAAGACTATTTAAAATCTGTCGCAAAAAAGATGATAGATTACATTAAAGATGGGTCAAAAGGTAAATATGAAACAAACCCAAAACATTTTCCAAAAGGAAATGGTCAGTTAGCTAAAATGGATAAAAAGGCTTATGAAATTGATCAAGAAGGTACAGATTACAATATTGAAATTGGTGGACAAAATATTCCTGATTATGATGAAATAAAACCTAAAAAAGATACCATTGAAAAACAAATCAAAGGGAGTTCAAGCAACGGAAATAACCAAGATTGGGTAAACGCAGAAAACACAGGTGTTAATGATAAATTTGGCGAATATTTTGCATCTGACCAATTATCAAAATGGAAAGACGAATCATATGGTAGAGTACCAAGTCCCGTTTTTGATGAAAAACCTAAAAAACGTAAAAAAGTTAAGGAAGAATTTAAAAGAATTTCAGAATTAATGAATTATTCAAAAAGGACACAATAATTTACAAAAGTCATAATTAAACTTATTATTCTCCATAAGAACACATCTTATGGAGAATTTTTTTAATTACCTGACACAACAATTAGAATATAGTGAAGTTGATATCTGGTTCAAAACAAATAACATTGTATTTGAAAAAATGGACCTATTTTATGATTTTACATATACACTCGTTACAATACTATATGACACATACCTTGGCGGTAGTGAAGAAGAACGAGAAAGTAAAATAGAAATGTCTGACAAAGACAACCTCAATCACTTTAATTGGTGTTGGAAAAAAACAATAGAAACATTTGAAAAAGAAAATATCTTAATTAATGAAACCGGTGAACACTATGATTACTTCAAAGACTTCTTTAAGGAAATATTTTATAATCACCCAGAAGACAAAGTTAAAAAATCAATACCAGAATTTTTTGTTGATATGTTCGATAGAAAAAAACCATTCACAAAATCAGATTTAGATGTTATTTTAACAATATATAGGTCCATAGATAGTAATATGACAGTTATCTATTGACAATGTATAATAAAATATTAAATTATATTAAAAATAAACTTTTATAATAAAAAAATGGAGGAGACAACAATTCAAAAAGTTAAAACCCTTGTGGAGTCATTAAGTTTTGATTATGACAAATTTGAAAAAGGAAACAAAACAGCTGGAACAAGAGTTAGAAAAACAGCACAAGAATTAAAAGATTTGATGCAAGTGTTAAGAAAAGAAGTTCTGGAATCAAGAAAAAATTAATTATGTTTGGTGTAGATAATATTTTTTTATTTCTTTTTGTTTTTTCAATTTTAAGTGTAACAAGAATCAGTTTTATGTTTATTTTGTCATTATTCAATGACCCACCTACAGTATTAACTTTTTCAAAGATTGAAATTATTATTTTTGGTGTTTTTCTTTCTTATATAATAACTTACCTTTTAAATTAAAAATTATGACATTTTTTAAAGAATTAGAAAAAATATTTCCTTATATGAAATCAATTAGAAAACTCAAAGGTTATTTATCAATTGATGTTGAAATTTCACAAAATTGGAAAATACCAAAAAAGTTTACTGTTGAAGGCAAGGTTGTTGAACAAGACAATCCACAACCAAATATGAGACTAATTTCATTTGTTAGTGATTTCCATGAAAAAGAAGTTTCACTAACAATTAATAATATAAAATCTATTATTGACTATAATAAAGAATTAGAAGAAAAAGAAGTTTTATTTATCAACAAAGTAGAAGAATTGAAGAAAATTTTTGAAAAACAAAACTTAGACAAATTACAAACTTTAAAATTTGATATAAAAGAATTTAATTTACGGTTAGAAGATGAAGACCAAACAGGAAAACCAGATGGAGTGGTTAATGAATGAAATTAAAAAAGATCAGGAAAGTTTAGAAAAAGAAAAATTAAACTTCATTCAACAGATTAAAAAATTAAAGAAAGAAGAAATAACACCAATTAAAAAAGAAAAAATTTCACTATGGCAGAGAATCAAAACAGTTTTGAAGATTCATTAGGAAAGTTGGCTTTAATTGTTGATGGTATTCAAGGGTTATTCCCAAGAAGTAAGTCTGTATTGATATATGAATTAAACCAAATCGATTTTAATTTTGTTAAATCAAATTTTAGAAATTTAAAAATTGATGATACTCAGATTAAAATAGATATATCTGGTACCGAAATTGTCTTCATATTGGAAAATTCATACAAAGAAGAACCTATAATGATTGAAGAAGAAATCATAAAAGAAACTTTTTTTTCTAAACTAAGAAAACTATTCACCAGTAAAAAAAGTAGTTGATTTTTTATATAGAATTGATTTTGAAATACCTTTGGACTCTAAAAGAGAATAAAGGTATTTTTTTTGAGGTAAAGATGAATCTAAAACAATAATACAATCACCTCTTTTCTTTTCTAACATATACGTTTGCAATACTTGGGTAAATCGATAACAATCTTCTTCACTCTTAAGTGAAAATAAATTAAAATTATCGTCATCCTGGACAACAATTTTATTATTTAGTTTTGATATTAATTTAATTGAACCGCGTTTTAAATAATTAGAAATGAATTCATCTATTGTTAATTTTTTATTTTTTGAAATATCAAAAATTAATTCTTCTATTTGATATTTTTGTATCTGTAAAATTTTATATTCAGAATCATCTAAATCTACTTTGACTTGTCTACCTAATTCATCTTTTACAAAATATAAATCAAAATTACTTGAATTTTTTTCCAATAGACCAATTTCAAAACTACAAGTCTTACCATTTTCAATCTGTTTATCAAAAACAATATTATTGTTAGAAATTCTATTATCTAAAAATTTTTTAGCCCTTTCATAGGTTTTAAACTTCTTGATTATTTTTTTCCTTTCTTTATTTTTGAATAGAACTATTAGATATTTCATAAAATTTTTTTTATCTTTATATAAAAATATCAAAAAGAAACAATAAATGAATACTGATTATTATTCGATATTAGGTGTTGAAGAAACTGCAGCACAAGATGAAATAAAAAAAGCATATAGAAAGTTAGTTAAAGAAAACCATCCGGATAAAGGTGGCGACGAAGAACTATTCAAACAAATTTCAGTTGCATACGATATTGTTGGTGATGAAAAAAAAAGACAACGGTATGATATTGAAAGAAAAAATCCTTTTGCAGGAATGAATGGTGGATTTGGAACCACTTTCCAGGAAATGTTCAATTCTATGTTCAATCAAAGACAAGAAAAAAGAACACACACAACAAATATAACTGTCAATATTGGTACACTTGAATCATATTTAGGTCAGAAGAAAAATATAACATTCAAAAGAAAAACAAGTTGTGATACTTGTAGTGGAAGTGGTGGTGATAAAAGGGTTTGTGCGACTTGTAATGGATCTGGACAAATATTAAAACAGATGGGTAATGGAATGTTTATTCAGATGGTTTCAATGCAATGTAATGGTTGTGGTGGTTCTGGACACGTTTTGGTAAACCCTTGTTTTGTTTGTTCTGGAAGTGGTACCAAAGACGAAATGAAAAATGTTGAAGTGAAAATACCACACGGCATTGATGACGGACAATTTTTGAGATTACAATCAATGGGTGATTTTAGAAATGGTATTTTTGGTGATTTGATTGTTAGAATACAATTGGAAAAAGAAAATAATTTCCAAAAGTATGGTAACAACCTTGTTTATGATATTTATTTTGATTTAGAAGATTTAAAAGGACAATCTTTTGAAATCCCACATCCAGACGGACCCTTAACAATAAAATTTCCAAAGACATTTGATACTTCAAAACCACTCAGAGTTAAATCAAAAGGTTTTAAATTAGAAACTATTGGTGATTTATTAATTAACCAATTTGTCAAATATCATAGGGATTAAAATAAAGAAGAAATATCTTGAATCAATCTTATACCACCATAAACAGCCAATACTGATATTATAGTTCCTAAAGTAAAAACTAATCTTTGTGTTCTTATAACACCTTTATTTGTTTTACAGGCTTGACAACCTACTTTTGTTGATTCTTTATTTTCCATTTTTTATTTTAAATAATAATTGATGTGATTTGACATATAAACAATAAATACTTAATTTTTTAATGTTTTATAATATTTATAAATAAAATAATTTATGGAATTACTTGGACTTCTATCTAAAGTTGTAAAAGAAAATTTACAAACAAAAAAAATACTTTTAGAATACCCAGAATCAACAGTTAAAAAACTTGTGGATAAGTTTTCTAAACAGACAGAAGATACTGAAGAAGATATCAGAAAAACAATTGCCGATTTTGAAAGATTTAAGGCAGCATTTGATAATGAAGATAGAGACATTTTTAAACACGACTATGATAAGGTTAAAAAATTAATTACTGACAAATCTACAAAACAAAAAAGTAAAAAAGACCTTGAAGGTATGGTTCAAGATTATATCAATAAATGGAGAGGAACAGTACAAGTTGATTTACAATTAACAAAACTTAATATCAAAAAGTTTTTCGAAGTTAAAACACATTTCCCAAAACTTAAAGAATTTAAAAGAGATGTATTGTCATTTAATCCTACCGAACTTAATGAATTAGTTGCTAAATACTTTTCGAAATTTAATAACCAAGGAATAAACGAACTTGTTGCTGCAATTACACAAAAATTCCACGAAGAAAATCCGGATGAAGATGCAATGACAACTTTCTTACCAAGAGCGAAAAGATTTGTTAGACACTTTGAACTTCTACCAATTAATTCAAAGTTGAGTAAGTTTATGAATTTTGAAGAATTTGAACATATTGTTGATGGTTATACACCAATGGAAGAAAGTGAATATTCGGTTCCAGAAATTGATTTAAGTGATGTTAATATTCCTTATGAAGATGATGATGTGTTAATATTTGCACCAGATCAAAAACATAAGTGTATTAACATTAGAAAAAAACATGCACCAGATAGAAGATGGTGTACATCTTGGGAAGGTTCAGGAAACTATTATTACAATTATAGATTGAATCAAAACCTAACACTTTATTATATCATTAATAAAAATTTACCTTCTTCTGATTTGAATTACGCAACTGTAATTTTGGTTGATAGATATGGGGAAATGAGACTTGCTGATGGTTCTAACTCTGGAAGATATGCTGGATCTACTGTAATTCCTTGGTCTGAAATTACTAAAAAAGTTCCGGTATTAGATGGTAAAAAACAATATTTGGAAGCAAAACCATATACACAAGAAGACCAGGAAAAGTTAAATAGATATAAACACTACAACCTTTCAACAACAGACCCTCTAGCAGAACTTGGAAGTGAACAAGAAATTGAATTATGGATGGAACTTAGAGGTCCTGACTTTAATGGTATGGGTCAAAAAGGTGCAGATATATTTGGTAATTTACCAGAAGAACTACAAAAGAAATATATTGGTCTTGGAAATGAATTAAGCGCCGCAATGGTAAGAAGTTTATCACCAAGTGGAATGTCATATTATGTTTCAAAGAAGAAAGAAAAACTATTACAAAAATCTTTGAAAGACCTTTCAGAAAATGATATCGAAGTTGTGTTAAGTAAAGAAATGAGACCGTACTTAAAAAGTCTTAAACAAAAATATAGAAACGAACTTACAACTGACTTTAAAACAAATTTTGTTGGTATTGCATACCCAACTGACGCAAATGCTAAATACGCCAGAATGTTTGGTCTTGAAGAATTATTTGATTTGATTCCGGAAGATACAAGATTCTTACAAATAGAAAATAAAAGTAAAGATGACACTATTGTAATAAAAATACCATCAAGTATTTCTAAATTTACAAATGTTAGAACTTTGGTATTTGAAAATATTATTAGTGAATTACCAGAAGAAATTGGAAATTTAAAAAGATTGTCGTTCCTTAACTTAACAAACAATAAAAATTTAAAAACTTTACCAGAATCGATTGCAGATATCTATTGTTTAGACTTTATATCAATTCTTGGTTCAGACAATCTTAAAGAAGAAAATCTACCAGCCGGACTAAAAAATTATTTTAGTATTGAACCTGGCGCAACACTTTGGGACACAAATAGACCTGACGAATATTTTGACATGTGTTCAGAATTAGGATGATATTAGTAAAAACTTAATTCTAAAAATTTTTTATGAAAAATGTTGATTTAGAAATTTATATAACTCAGTTAGTCAATTTCTTTGAAAATAACCCAAATGATTTAATTACATTAATTGGTGATTTACAAAAAGACGATTTCTACAAAAAATTAAGAGAAAGGTGCGAAAAGAATCTTGAAGAAGGAAAAGACATTGTACTTTCAAGGAATCAGATTGTTAGTATTGTTGTTGAACTAAAAATTCCAGAAATTACAAAACAAAAAGAAAAATATCTTGATAAAGTAATTCAAAAAACAAGCTTTGGTGATATTATTTTAAATTAATTTGATATAAAATTTTGTAATTAAAAAAAAATTACTAATTTTGTAGTGTAATCAAAAAAATCTAAAATATGTTATACACCCCAGAATTAATTAAATCTACAGCACCATCAGTATTTGCAACTTCACCATCACCAAAAATGACTGGCAAATATACTTTTGTACCAACAGAAGAAGTTATTGAATTTTTTGACCGTGAAGGTTGGCAGGTATCATCAGTAAAACAAACAGGTAAGGGTATTCATAGTCTTCACGAAATCAAATTCCGTAATGGTGAATTACCAAAAATTGGTGACACTTTAGTTGAGGCAATTGTTAGGAATTCACATAATGGAACTGCCGCGTTTTCCATGGGTTCAGGTCTTTTTAGATTGGTATGTTCTAATGGTTTAACAGTACCTACAGCAGTCGCTGAAAAATTTACAATGAGACATAATCAGTTCCAACTTGACGATGTTAAACAATTGGCCGATTCATTTTCTAAAAAATTACCAATGATTGAACAATCGGTTGGTCGTATGATGCGTCGTGAATTAACAACTGATGAAAAAATTGATTTTGTTCGAGAATCGGCTAAAATCAGATTCAATAGTGAAAAAACATTGACCGATTTAGAAATACTTGGATTGTTAACACCAAATAGAAAAGATGATGAAGGTGATGATATGTGGAAAGTTTTTAATGTAATACAAGAAAAACTTATTCGTGGTGGTGTTAAAGTAACAAACAATCGTGGTAAAATAACAAAAATGAAAAGTATTGAAAATATTATATCACAAAACAATATTAATACTAAACTTTGGGAATTGGCTGAAACAATGATTTAATAATAAAGTGGTGACTTTTCACCACTTCATTTTAATATTGAAATATGGAATCTAAAAAGTTTTTTGAAAAGGAAGATGAGTTCCTTAAATTATTGTACGAAAAAGAAGGAAAACTTTATTCAAAGAGCCGAGTGTTTGCCAAAGTTAAAATATCACCAGAACTTCTTATTGAAAAAAAATTTACATTAGAATATTGTGATATTAATATGTATGAAGATGGATTAACATATACTGATGCAATCTTAAAAAACAAATCCGGAATTTTTGTATATTTATCAAGAAAGGATGGGATGGAAACATTCTACCAAATAAAGGTTTATTTTGAACCAGATAAAATAGAAGAAACAAAGTTCTTCATAAAAAATTTATTAAAATTAAAAGAAAGTGATGGAAATTAGTAGTGTTGACTTACAAAATGAAATTAATGCCGGAAAGAAAGTTATTGTTGAATTCTGGGCAGAATGGTGTGGACCTTGTCGTATGATGAAACCAGCTTTTGAAAAAGTAGCAAATCAAAATACTTCAGATGTTAAAATGTACACAATGAATGTCGATTTAAATCAAGAAGTAAGTGCAGCCCTTGGTGTTAGAAGCATCCCAACTGTAAAAATATTTAATGCAGGACAAGTTATTGAAACGAGAGTTGGTATGTTAAGTGAAGGACAAATAAACGGATTAGTAACAGAATTAATTAATGGATAAGTTAGCAGTGTTATTCACAATGAAAGGTTGTCCTTTCTGTGTGGACCTAAAAGAAATGTTGGATAAAGAAAATATTCCATATGTTGATCGAGATATTCACGAACACGAAGCGGAATACGATTTATTTGTTGAAGTAACAGGTAATGAATATGTTCCGGCTTTTATGTTGATTGAATCTCCAGAAGATAACCCAAATACAGAACTTTTTGCACCAGATAGAGACTTTGACGATATCAATGAAGGTTTTGAAATAATAAAAGGATTTTTAATTGATTAAATAAAAAACCCCACTCAAAAGGTGGGGTTTCTTTTTAGAATACTATTATGTGTTCTAACTTATCTTGTTTTGTATATGGTTTATCTTTACCAGGAAATAAGATGTCTTGTAAAAGGTCATAATCCTTAACATATTCTTTAAAGTCTTCTAAATCAAAAGAAAATACGTCAAGTACTAAAGATTTGATAATGTCTTTGTTATATTTAGAATCAGATATAATTTTAATTTTTAAATCTTCATTTTCATCTTCTTCTTTTGTGAAATAAAATTTCAAACTGTCAACACCCATAAGACTATACATATGATTAAAAACATAGTGTGAATAATAAGTCATAAGTCTACCACAATTTAAACTGTAACCGTATGGAAATTCAGAAGATACATTAAGTTCGTGAATAGGTTCATCTTCTTCAACGAACACTTCTTTATTTACATTAATCCAACCCTTTTCAATGTTGTTGATTTCCTGGTCGTAACGGATAATATCTAAAGTATTAATCTGTTTTATTCCAACCACATCTAAAATATCTTTAAACCACTCAAAAAAGTCTGTTTTAATTTTATCTAAATCCAATACGTCTTTTGATGTTGTTTGTCCGTGGATAACCATAAATGATTCACAATCTGTTACCTGGATAATTGAATTTTCTTTTTTATCTATTCTTGTAAGAATAAAATCGGCAAATAGGTTTACAATACCTCTTCTTGAATTTTTGTTAATTTTTCTCATATTCCATTTTTTTATAATGGATACAAGTTTTAATTTAATTTATAAATAGTTGTTAAATGTAGTCACTGAAGTAATCATTTATTGCTTTGTCAACTTCTCTATAATCTGGATAGTCATCGATTCTAAAATCAATTGGTTCATAAACATCTTCTCTGAATAGTTGATTCATCATTCCTGTATATGAACCAAAGTATTCTAAAACACTTTCATTCCAACCACCACCAAGATTTCCTTCAATAAATTTCATAACATTACCGTAGAAATCACGAATTTTAATGTATGAAATATATTTTGTTTTTTCACCAACTTTTGTTGCAACTACATCAATTGGGGATGAAAAATATTCTTTAAGCCCTTCCATAACTTGACTATATATCGTATTTTCATAAGTACTGTTATAAGCATTACTATGTATTGAATATAAATCACTTTTCAAATCAGATAAATCCTTACCATTCATTAATTCATTCATAGCGTCATCATCTTTAATTAAAGACATTACATTATCCTGGGTAATTTGAAATACACCATCACGAGCTTGTATTTGAGCCAATTCTTCAAAAAAATCTGAATTATAATCATCAGTATTTAAATCGATATTTCCAATACTTCCTAAAATGTAATTTGCAAGAGTTCGAATATTTTTTTCATCCAGTTCTTCAATAACATCTCTATAAACATCATCAGTTGTATTCCAATATCTATCATAATCAAGACCATCACCTAATACTTGTTTTGCAATATCTTGTAAATCATAGTCACTTCTTCTACTACTACTTCTAAAAAAATCAGCAAGTTCTTCTCTATCCCTTAACCTTAACCAGTACCCATCATCTCTTGGTTCAACATCTGTAAGGATATTATCACATATAAATTTCAAACATCCGATTTCATCTTTATTCATCAACCAAAGAAGATAATAATTTCTTAAATGGTCTTCTAAATCTCCATATTTTATATCATCTAAAAAACCATTTTCAGCTAAAAAGTCAAATAATCCTTCATCTTCTTCAAATTCACTAGATGGAATATATGAAATATCAATATTGTCTTGTTCACCATATTTAATTACGGTTTGGAGAAATTTACGAGTCGTTTGAAATGTGTTTAATAAATTATTGTAATAATATTCTCTACCATCGTGGAACCACTCAAGAAATTGATCTAATTTTGCCATATCTTATAAATACAAAAAAAGGTGGAAAAATTTTCCACCCTTAATTTTTCTTTGGCCAAAGGAAATTATTTTTTATTGTAATACTTTTCGATTACTTTTTTAACAGACTCTTGTACAGTTTGATTCTGAACAGCTGGTTTTGGTGCCGGTTCAGTTCTTGTTGCTTGTTGAGGTGCTGCCGCTTGGTTTCCTTTGTTCTTACAACCACATCCCATAATAATTTGTTTTTATTAGGTTTATTTCTATATAAATATCTTCAAACATTCATATTTGTAAAGTTTTGGGTATTTATTGTTGTATGAAAAAAGTTTTGAAATTGACAGAGTCAAATCTAATTAAGTTGATTAAAAACATAATTAAAGAACAAAGTGAACAAGGTGAACAAGAAATTGTAATTTCACCAGAAGAATACTATGTCTTATTAAAAAATGTTTATTATCAAGCAAACTTAATACCAAAACTAAGAGCGTTTAGAGGAAAAAAACTTGTCATTGACGGGTCCTTAGATTTTCAACCATTCAAAAATGAAATACATCTTACAGATTTGGGACCAATTAAAGTCAATGGAAATATCGATATATCACATACAAAAATAAAATCATTAGATAATGTTGAAGTATTCGGATCTAAAAGATACTGGTCAACACCATATGAAAAAGTAATTGCGGCAAGAAAACAAAAAGCAAAATTTGATGAACAGGAAGTTAGAAGAGAAGAAAACGAATGGAATTTAAATGATACTAACGAAGAAGGCGAAAAAGCACACGCGGCATTTATATATGCAACAGATAGGAATGAACTAAATTATTTGGATAGTGACGAAAAAGAAGAACTACAAGAATTAAAAAATAGATTAGAAGAATTAGAAGAAGAACAATCAAATCTTAGTACCGAACTAGAAGATTATGATGAAAAGTATGATGAATTGCAAGAAAAAATAGATGAAATTGAAGAAGAAATTGAAACTTTAACAGATGATAAAACTGATGTCTATGATTTATACCCATATGGAACACACTATGATATGACATCTTTTGAATCATTATCAACTGGTTATGAATATGCCGTTGGAACAATGAGTGAAGTTGAAGATTCTGTTGAGGCATATTATGAAGATATGTTAGATAGGCCAAATGATTATTTCAGTAAAGATTATTTATCCAACTACATTGATTCAGAAAAGGTTAAAGATTATTTTGAAGACGCTGTTGAAGAATGGGTTAGGGATTCTCCAGATTCGTATGGTGTTGAAAACCAACTAAGTGATGACCAAGAAGAAGAAATTTGGTTACTTGAAATGGAAAAATGGGTTTATGAATATGAAGGTGTGAGAGCACCAATTTCATTACCTACAAAAGAAGATGGTAATGTTTTTGATTTTGAAGATTCCGAAGGTAATAGGTTTCAATATAAAAATACAAGTAACGACTCGTCAAGAAGTCATTGGGTTTTATATAAAAATGGTGCCGTTGTTTCACCACATCAAATTTATGACGATGAAGACACAGAAGAACAAGAAGAAACTAGAGACGAAAGAATATCTGATATTGAATATGAAATACAAGAAATAAAAGATAATCCAGATGGTGACCCAAGTGATGACGATATTGGAGAAGCCGTTGAAAACTATTTGGATGATATAGAAAGAGACGCATTAAGTTTTTTAAGAGATATGGGTTATACAGATTTTTCAGATTTTATGGATTTGGAAGAACTCAAAGAAGATTTAAAAAATAATGCCGACTATGGTGAAACTCTTAATGGTTACGATGGTCAATATGAAGAAATAACAATCAATAGTACTGAATATATCGTTATGAGGATTAATTAATATTTACAGGTTATATTAAATGATTATTATTATGTCAGATGGCAAGAAAAAAGAAAATAGAATTTTTAATGAACACCGACTGGATGTTTGAAAAACCAATTGACAGAGAACACAAAGAATACAAACTTTTATCGTACTTTCAAAAAATGGGTGAAAAACTCGATAATATGGAATTATATCCAGGTTTTATTGAACTATCATTACATTTAGCAAATGTCCAAACATTAGTAAAAGATAAAAAACTCCTATATACAAATAAGAAATTCCAAACAGTTGATGATGAATTACTTGTAAAGGATTTAAAAATCAAAGACGTTCCAGTAATGTCCAAAGATGAATATGAAGAATTTATAAAGATTCTATCTTATTCGGCACCAAGAATTTACGAATATTTTGGAATGGCAAAATCAGTTTGGGAACTTGTATATGATAGTATTCATCTCAAAGTAAAAAAGAACAATAAAAATATTTTAGAAAATAAAGGTTATTTTTATTTTACAATTGGTAATGTAATAAACATCTGGGAATATGAAAAAAAACCAGCAGCAAAGGGGTCGCCAGAAAGTAAAGTTGTTACTAATTTAATATATTCAGGAGACAAAAAAAGTTTGACAATCCCAAAGATTATTGATAGTTTTAGTCAGTGGACAACAGAAGATAAAAAGAAACTCCCTGTAATTGAAATGATAAGTAGGGGTGATTTTCCAATAAATGAAACACTACTACCAATGTTTAAAAGAAAGTTGATTGCTTATGTTGGACAAAAACAAATGATTGAAAATTATAAAAAATCCAAACAAGAATTAAACGTATAACTATGGCAACAATCCCAGTAGAAAAAATCAAAGAATTGATTGAAGAAACACCCAATGATATGGATTTGGGTAAGAAAATCAGAAATTTTAGTAGTAAAATTCAAATAGAAAATAAAAAAAGAAAATATTAAAAAATAATGGAATTATTAGAAGGAATGAGAAATGATTGTCAAGAAGGAAACATTAGTTGGTTTCCAGAAAGACAAAAAACTTTAAGTGATTTAATTTCAAATTATAAACCAGAATCATTAATCCAAATTGGATTTAATATGGGTCATTCAGCATTACTAATTTGTGATGTGATTGCATCTATGAAAAACTCTGGTCAATATCCTAATAACCCAGTTTCTATTCACGTATTTGATTTGTGTGAACACGAATGTACGGTACCTAACTTTGAAATTTTGGCAGAAGAAGCAAAAAAACACGAAATCTATCTAAACTTAGTTCCTGGATCCTCACTAGAAACAGTACCTAAGTTTATACAATCAAACGATTTGTTATTTGATTTTATAGAAATAGATGGTTGTCATACATTTGATTGTTTGGTCCAAGACGTACAAAACACATTACCAAGACTAAAACCAGGTGGTGTTGTTTATATTGATGATTATAAATCATCAAATATTAATATTCCAGATGTTGACAATGGTGTTGATTCACTTAATTGGTCAAGTTTTGAAACATATTATATTGATGGTGCATTTTGGGGTGAAAGAAAACAACCAAACATATATACACTTAAAGATATTTTGAGACCATATGAAGTTGTTGACCACCCATTACATTACGGTGGAGAAGAAAATCCATATGAAACAATTAAAGTTATTGATGCCTGGAATTTGGGTTTTGCACTTGGTAATACCGTTAAATATATTTCAAGAGCCGGTAAAAAGGACCCAAGTAAAGAGCTGGAAGATTTGAAAAAAGCAATGTGGTACCTACAAAATCATATTAGTAAGTTAGAAAATTAATGAAATATTTTTTTTTCATATTACTTTTTTTATTGACATCTTGTGTCGAACTTATAGATGAAATACAATTAAACAACGATGGTAGCGGAAAGTTTAAATATGTTATAAACTTGAGTCAAAGTAAGACAAATGTATCATCCATATTGTTATTAGATAGTATAAATGGTAAGAAAAATTTAAAACTACCAGAAATAAAACAAAAAATATTTAATTTTAAAAAAAATTTAATCAAACAAGACGGAATTTCAAATGTCATTATATCTGAAAATTATACAGATTACATAATAAAATTTGAATGCGATTTTGAAAATTTAAGTAAATTAAAAATTGCTATTGAAAATTCCTTTCAAGAATATAGTAATACTAAAAATTCAGAAAACTGGGTTACGTACGATGGAATTGAATTTTCAAAGAAAATTCCAGAATACACAATTTTCTATTTAAAAGAATTTAATTCAATTTATGGTGAAAAACTAAAAAATGGTACATACACTTCAATAACTAGATTCCAAGTTGAAATTTTAGATTTTTCCAATATAAAATCTTCTAAATCAAAAAGTGGTAAGGCTCTTATGATAAAAACAACACCAAATGAATTATTAATAAATCCAAATATACTTGACAATATAATTCATATTAAAAACTAAGCTTCAATATATACAGAATCACCTTCTTTTATATCGTACTTATCACAATCACCACCAGCAATTTCCAATATTAAGTCACCTTCACCTGGATATGTTGGACATTTTTGTTCCCTACAAGGTAAACAGTTTTTGTGTATTTTAGAAACTTTCATATCTTTTATAAAAATAATATCAAGTGACGTTTCACAGTTTTTCATCCAGAAAGAATGTTGACCTGATTCCATAACAAATAACATTCCATTAAATTTATCATTAAATTTTTTACCCATCATACCATTCTGAATGTCTCTATCAGTTAAAACTGTGATAACATTGAATAGGTTATTATTTATTTTTACTTCATTCATATTTATAAATATAGTATCATGAATGAATTTAAAAGATATGCCGGTGTTATTTTAAAACACAATGATGAAGTCCTACTTTGTAAAAGAAGTCCAGAAGAATCATTACCAAATCAATGGTCAATACCTTCAGGACATATAGAAGGTAAGGAATCACCAACGGAAGCAGCAATCAGAGAATACAAAGAAGAAACAAATATTAAACTACCAAATAAAATTGATTTAGTTGGTTTTATCAATAGATATAAAAATGATGGAACAACAAAAAAAGGTATGATGTATGTTTTTTCATTTGAATCTAAAAAAAAAGTTTTACCAAATTTAGAAAGAGCAAAAGATGGTCACGAACATACTAAGTGTCAGTATTTTTCTGAAAAAAATATTGATATTTCAAAAGAAAACAAACAATTATTGAAATTAATACAAAAAGTTTTAAAATAATTTGATTTTTTTGAAAACTCCTATATATTTATCTTTACAAAAAAACCTAATCCACCTTCTTCTAAAAAAATAATGGTTTAGTTTAAAGACCCACAAAGTTTGTAAAAAAATATTTGTGGGTTTTTTGTTTTAATTGATTTTTATTTATATCTTTGTCTTATGAATAAACAAGGATACAATATTAGAATCACACACGAAAAGATGGGTGAATTGGTAAATGAAACATTTATGGATCAAATTCAGTTCAAATTGTTTTTGAAGATGGTTCACGGTTGCATTGAATTGGAAAACAATTTATCATTTTTTGATGGTGATACCTTTTTGGTTCACATTCCGTCTAAAGTATTGAATGAGTCTGTTGTAATTACATCTGTTAAAGAATTTACAATTACAGACCAAGTTAAAAGTAAAATTGAAGCATTAGTAACAAGATAATATGAAATACTTTTTAATTAGTTTATTTATTGTGTTAGGTTTAACATCCTGTCATAAGGAAAATTTTGGACCACCAAATCCACCAGAACCAATAGTTACGGATTCAACACAAATCGATACGGCATATAATTTGGTTGGACAAGTTTGGGTTATAAATCAATATAGGGTTGGTGAATTTGGAAATCTAATTCCTTTGAATGACACCATTGTTTTTTTAGATTTAAACACATATACTTATAATGGAATAGAAAGTCTGTATTCCTTTTACCCAACAGCTTCGGCTTATAATTTGACATTAAACTTTACACCTTTTGGTAATTTAAGTGGAACAATATATCAAGGTAATTTGAATATGGGTTTTATGAATGGATTAAAATTTACAGATATAACAATGGGATCCGGTAATGGTACCAACTATTACTTCTGGATGATAAGGCAATGATTTTTCCTTGTTTAATGAAACAAGGTGGTGGAGAGTTGACATTCAATGTCGACCCAATTTTGAAGGGGGCTTATGCCTCCTTTAAATTTTCTAAGAAATCTTTAACTTTTACTTTTCCTCTAAGTAAGTTTGTTTTTGATGTACTATCGGAAATACCTAATTTTTTTGCAATTTCGTGGTGTTTCATTCCATCAAAATAATACATTCTGAAAACCTTTTGAAATTGTGGTGATAATGTATTTATTGCATCTTGAATATCTTGTTCACTATATCTACCCATAAATGAATCATCATATTCTTCTTGTTTTGCATCATATCTACCAAAATCAAAATCTTGAATTTTTGAACCTTTTTCTTTTCTTAATTCATCAAGAATATTGTTTCTTACAATCATCGCAATCCAACCACCTAAATTATCACCTCTAAACTGACTTAATTTATTGTAAGCCTTTATAAACCCATCTTGACAAAAGTCTTGAGCTTTTTCACCATCACCTTTTGCATATTTTAAACATACTGATTTATAAATTTTTGGGAAAAATTCACGATAAGCCTTATCAAAATCAACATCTTCAGTTAATATCTTATAAAGTTTGGATTCGTTTAATTTCATTTCTGAATCTTTTTTAAGACCATTTATAAATGATCTCATAGCATCTGCAAAGTTTTTAACAATTGGTATTTTAGAAAGTAACATCTTATCTATTTTGTCTAAAACTTTACCAATCCATTTGTTAAGTGTTCTTACTAACCAACCAAGTATTTTTGTTTCAGATGCACCAGCAACAATTTTACTACCCAAAATAAAAGGTTTTGTTGCCCAGTCAATACCAGGTATTGCAGAAACTAACGTTAATAAGGCAAATGTATTTTTTCCTTGGTGCCAGTATGAAACGGCATTTCCAATATCAACAAGTCCTGTTGGGTCAAAAATACCAACAATGTCGGCCAGAGTATTTAACCAACCTTCACTTAATGGTGTAAGTTTTTTACCGGCAACTTCATTAATAATTAAATTGACACCTGGATTATTATAAGAATATAATTTATTATATTGTGATTCAGAAATTATAATTTTCATATTAATAAATACTTGTAAGATAAAAAAAAAATTTATATCTTTGTATTATGAAAGTTAACAAGAGAGAACAATTATTTTTAGACAAACTTGAAAAAGAAGGTTTAGTTTGGAATTTTGATTATATATTTCTTAAGACTAAAAATAAAAAAGGACAAGACAAAATCATCGCGTATAAATCTTGGGGTATTGCATATGATTTAATTGAAAAGGGTTTAATTAAGGTAAATCCAGAAAATAAATCAAGTTGGATTAAAGCTTAAAACTATGGAAAAAATATTATATATTGTAAGAGGAATACCAGGAAGTGGTAAATCAACATTTGCTAAAACTTTATCTGATAATCATTACGAAGCTGACATGTTCTTTTTGGATGAAGATAGTAACTACAACTTTGATTCAAATAGAATTGGCAATGCACATAATTGGTGTCAACATAAAGTAAAAACAGATATGAAAGCCGATGTTGAAAAAATTGTTGTTTCAAATACCTTTACAACAGAATGGGAAATGGAACCTTATTTTGAATTAGCAAAAGAATTTGGTTATAAAGTGTTTTCAATAATAATTGAAAATCGTCACGAAGGAAAAAACCAACACGGAGTTCCAGAAGATAAAATAGAACAAATGAAAAACAGATTCAGTATAAAGTTATGAGTAGATTAGATAGATTAAAAGAACAACATCCGGATCTGAATATATCTTTAATTGATATTATATCTTTTCTGGACCCAACGGATTCGTATAAGTACACAGAATTTTTAATTAAAAATTTTAAAAATGATAGTGACTATTACAGTTCTAATAAAGATGAATTTATGGGTTATATGGGTGTATTTTTATTTGGTTCTGGTGAAATTGAAACTCTAAATGAATTTGAAAGACATTCAAAAGCAAATAGGATTAAAAATAAAGATATTAGCCATTACACTAATTTTTTAGAATTAAATGAAGTTGTTGTGTTAGCCGAAGAAATTGAAAATAGAAAAAAACTTGAAAAAGAAATTTTAAAGATTTATGAAGATGACACCTGGTTTATTTTAACACCATTAAGTTTTGAAGCATCACAAGTGTATGGAGCAAATACAAAGTGGTGTGTAACACAAGAAAGGTATTGGAATCAATATTTATCAACACATAGATTGGTTTATGTTTTAAATAAAAAAACGGATACAAAAATTGCCTTCTCAAGGGAATTTTCAAAAGAAAAGTTCCAGGCTTGGGATCAATTAGATAAAGAAGTTGATCCAATGTTTATTAACTTTATTCCGGATGAATTGTTTTTAAAAATTAGAAAAGAATTGCAAGAAAATAAAACAACCGGCGATTTAATTGGTTGGGGGGATGATGTATCAACAATTAGAAGAAGAATATCTGATTATTCGGAACCCAGAACGGCTAATGATATTGTACAAGAAACACTTAGAATTTGGAGTTCCACAAATACTGAAGCTATAATTAATCCAACAAATAACGATTCAATAAGGGCTATGTTTTCAAATGATATGATTGAAAGAATTAAAAGATTAATTGGTTCTGAACAAAACCAAACAGTTAGTAGTAGACCAGATGTAAATTATAATATAGATTATTTAGATGATTTACCTTAAAAATAAAAATTATGAGTTTTAAAAAAATATTAACAACAGGAAAAGTATATATAACTTCAGACACACACTACGGACACAAAAATATTGTTCGTGGTGTGACAAACTGGAGAAAAAAAGATGGTGAAATACCAGTTGATTCGGTTAGGGATTTTGAAACAATAGACCAAATGAATGAAAGGCTTATTGATGGTATAAATCATTATGTCGGTCAAGATGATACATTAATAATGTTAGGTGATGTTTCATTTGGTGGTTTTGATAATATTGGTTTATTCCTTGATAGATTGGTTTGTCAAAACATTCACTTAATACTTGGAAATCACGACCAGCACATAGTCAACAACAGAGACGACATTCGAAATAGATTTTTAAGTGTAAACCACTACTTGGAAGTTAAAATAAATGACAGAAACTTTGTTTTATGTCATTATCCACTACAAAGTTGGCACGGTCTAAATAAAGGTGTAATCCATCTACACGGGCATGTACATCTTGGTAGGGAAGCTAAATTTGGTAATGGTAAAAGAATGGATGTTGGTGTTGATGGAAATGGGTTGGACCCATATAGTATTGATGAAATAATCAAAATTATGGATAAAAGACCGATTGGGTCTGATATGTCCGGAGATCATCACCTAGATGATTTAGTTGGTGTTGTGGGTTAAATCACAACACCAATATATTTATATGTATGAAAATCATTATAACTGAAAATCAGTATAAGTTATTAAAAGAAATGGAAAAAGATTTAATATCTTATGAAAGTAATTTTAAAGCTGGCATTAATATTTTAGTTATTTTCGAAAACAATACAAACTATTTAGAGTTAAAAAATTTTTTCGATGAATATGGTTATGGGTTTTATTTTCCAGAACAAAATTTAATAATAATTGATGGGGAAATTTTTTTAGGTAATGATGGTCTGAATATGAAAGACCTTAAATTTATTGAAGCACACGAGGTTGCCCATTTATTATTGAAACATAACGGTCCTCGTTCTGAAAAAGATGAAATAGAAGCCGATCTTGGAGCTTACATTCTTTTGAAACAAAACAATATGTCAACAGATAGATTGGTTGATGAGTTTTATGATAGACATGGGGTAGAGTTTAACGAAGAATTAACAAAAAAAGTATCAAAAAAACTGAAACAAACAAACGAATCAATATTAAATTGGGATTTACACCAAAAACTTATGGAAAAAAGATATGGTAAAAGACCAATTCAAAAATCTTACAATTTCAAAAAATAATTTGTTTTAATAAAAAACATTTCTTAACTTTGTAGCATGAAAAAACCTTGCAAAGAATGTCCTCATCTTATTCGTAATCGTCATAATGATATGATTGTGGAGTTCGGAAAAAGAACCGGAAAGAAACACAACTGTCATATGACGGAAGGAAAAAAAGATTTGTGGAATGTAACGGATAAAAAACTTGAATGTTATGGAAGTAAAAACTAAATTTGGAACATATAAAATGGAAACAAAAAGTAGCACACAAATAAGTACAGATAAACTCGGAGTGTTTATTGAAAGGCTTAAAAAAATAGGAATAGATGTAAAACTATCAGGAAACTTTCCTTGGGTTTATATTAGTGAAATCAATGGTATGAGAGTTAAAGAAAATTTCCAAGCAAACCATGGGTTTACTGTGATGTTTCTTCCAGGAAGAAATGACTCGCCACCATCTGAATTTACAGATATCAAGGAAATCTTCAATCTTTTGAGAAAATACAAAAGAGAAGGTGCGATAGTTAAAATGATGAAAGACGACGAAAAAGACGGATTGTATAATACAGATAAATAATAAATTATGGGAAGTGTAATAAATTATGTTGATTGTCCTAGATGTGAATCACAGGATTGTTTTGAAGATTATTATTATAAGAGTGGTGAATTTTTTTCATCTTGTCCAGATTGTGGGTATCATAGAAGTGCTTTCTATAAAAGAGATGATGAAGGTAAGTTAGTTAAATTAGATGAAACAAAAGGTTCTGAATTTGATAATTTGATTATGGTTGAAGAACATCATCCAGAACCATATGGTTCTTTTAAAATACAAATGGTTGGTGATAAAGGAAGAATGAGCGGCACTTTAATAACTGAAGAAGATTATGAAAAGTTATTTCAGGAAATGGCATTACTTAATAATTCTGAAAAATCGGTTGAATCATTTGTTCTGTCAAGATTTATTGAAGGTAAAATAGTTAAAAAAGAAATTATATGAAAACATATCGTCAAAATCTCAATATATGGTTAGAACAAAAAAAGAATAATACATCAAATGATGAAATCAAAGATGTATTATCTGAAATCCAAAAACATATTAAAAATATGGAAAAAGATGAAGAAGATATGGTAAACATTGCATATAATTCTGGATACCACGATAAGGAACTCAAAAGAACCAAAAAGGGTAACTACTACCAAAATTCTTATAAATTACACGATAAACTCAAACAATTTGTAAAATTTAATTGAAAGAAAAATTAAAACAAATCAATAATTGAATATAATATGGACTTATCAAAACTAACAATGGACGAACTTATTTCTTTGAGAAATAAAATTGAAGGATTTATTCATTCATATAAAGATGGATATATCTACATTTGTTCTGTACGTCAGTTCGGTAGTGTTTGGGAAGAAAAACCATCCAGTTTATATTCATTAAAAGAACTTTGTGGTGAATACAACGGAGACAACGGTATTGTTGATGTTTATACCAATAACCCAAATTTAGAATTTCCTGAAATGGAGTTTTATAACTACGGTGATGTTATGTATATTAAATCTGAATATGATTACAGAGAGTGGATTAAATACATTAAGAATAAAAATTTTATTGAAGATGTAACACAACGACTTGATGAGTGGGAAAATAGGGATAGTCTACCATTTCAATACAGACCGTCTTTTGGTCCAATATGGACAAGAGAAGATGTTAGTGAATGGGTTACAGAATTTGAAAACACAAAGTGGGATTTTGTTGAACCAAGATCTATGAAGAAAGAATATTCTGAAGAATAATTCTCTGTATGTTTTCTTGTGGGTTCAGATTAATTTAGATGTGAAAAAACTTTTCTTATTTTTTTAGGTAAATAATTAATTGGTATTACTTTAGCCTTAATTGTCTCTAATCCTTTCCTTACCGCCTTTTGTCCTCTGTGGTGCCCATCAATAATACTAATAAATTCACCATCATCATTAACAAATATTAATATTGGGTATTTTAAATCTGACTTTTCTATTTTTTTAATTTCATCTTCATCACCATCCCAAGTCAATAGGTGTGGTTTTAATTCTTCTACCGAATATTCTTCCACAGGTATGTCTTGCGTCGCATCTAATAAATCCATAAGAGTTATTTTATCACCCTCTTCATTTTGCCAAGATGTGTCGTGCAGTCCTTCTTTAAGAAGTCCCATCATTTGTTTAATTCTCTGTATGTTTTCTTGTAGGTTCATATGTAATAAATATTAGGAAATATTGTTTATTAAATATATTATAATTATATTTGTTGTATGGAAAATCAGAATAGTGTAGCATATGTTGGAGTAATAGGTTCAGTATCTGAAATACTAGGTGCCGACAATATAGAATTAGTAACTGTTGGTGGTTGGAATGCCATAACCAAAAAAGGAGAATATAAGGTTGATGATCTTGTTGTTGTTGCAACTACTGATGCTGTAATACCACAAAAATTATCTGATGAATTAGGTGTTACTAATTACCTCCGTAATGGTCGAAGAGTTAGAACTGTAAAACTTCGTGGAGTTTACTCTGAATGTTTAATAATGTCATTAGGTCAAGTTTTCAAATCAAAAATGTCAGTAGACGGGTTTGTTGAAGGTCAAGACATGATGGGTGTATTAGATATAACTAAATACGAACCACCAGTAAAAGTTATAACTTTGGTTTCAGGTGAACGTAAAATGAAGTATCATCAAAATCCAAACTTCCACATATATTACAAGTTTCCAAATCAAAAGAACGTACCCGATATGTTTACTGAAGAAGATTTGGTTGTTATAACTCGTAAGTTACATGGGACCAATGCTCGTTACGGTATAGTTAGAAAGAAAAAATTATCTTTATGGGATCGAGTTACATCTTTCTTTGGTGATAGATGGGCTGGTTTTGAATATGTTTATGGTTCTCATAATGTTGAAAAAGGTTCTGACTCACAAGGGTTTTTCTCTTCTGATGTTTGGGACGATGTTGCAAAAAAATATGATATACGTAAAAAACTATGGACTCACGTTAAAGATACTTACGAATACCTTGAAAGTGGTTTTATAGTGTATGGTGAAATATATGGCGTAGGAATACAAAAAAACTACGACTATGGTTTAACTGATATAAAATTTGCAGGTTTTGACGTTGAGGTTGATGGTAAATATGAACGTTATCCAGCAGAAGCTGCTCACTTTGATGTCTTAGATTTACCACAGGTTGAACTTTTACATTGGGGTCGGTGGAATAAAAAAAAACAAGATAGTTTTGTTTTCAATAACAATATAAAAGGTACCAAAGTACCACACGAAGGTGTTGTAGTAAAACACGAAAGTGGTGACCGTAGAAAAGTATCAAAGGTTATAAACCCTGACTATTTGATATATGGAGAAAAAAATAATGTTGGTGATTCCCATTGATAGAATCACCTTTTTTTTAACTTTATAAAAAATTAAATTATGATAAAACCAGCAAGAAACATCATTTTTGGTGTTTGTGATAAAACCGGAAACTGTGATTCGTATTTCGGTTTTTTCAAAAACGAAGAAGACGCAAAAAAAGAAGTTAAAATCCAGGCCGATAGATTAAAAGAAGATTCTGGACTTATGGATATTGTTGTAAAAGAAGATAGAGCTGTAATACCACAGGAAGGTAGGGTAGAAAAAATTGCAGTTATTATTCATCCTTTTGTCTTAAGATAATGGAAAATCGGTATACACTAAATAAACAAGAATTTTTTGCAAAAGAATTTTTTTGGTATGCAGTAATATGTTTTTTTCAAGACGAATTTAATCCTTTAAATTGGACAATCTGGAATAGTTTTCTTATGATTGTAATATTCGTACTATTTCAGTTGTATGTGTTAGCAAGTTGTTTAATAGAAAATAAAGAAGATGATGGGAATTAAGAAATTAAAAAAAGAAAATGAGATTTTAAATCTAACAATTGCCAATATGTTGGCAAAATTTGACACAACAAACACCAAAAAATATTCACAGTTTTTGGTTAAAATGTTGAATGAAAGAATTGAATATTGGCAATCAGAACAAGATAGTTTTCGACCAATAAAATCAGACTCAATTCACCAAAGCCCAATTGAAAAAACAGTACCAATGGATTCTTTCGAAAATATGTTGTCAAGAAATTTTTTTTGTGACTTTATATTTTCTTGGAATAAAATGCAAAGATTTATTGAGTTCACAGAACTAATGGAAAAAGGTGTTATCATTGAAAAAGATATTAGTAAATATGATTCCTGGGATATGTTGGAAGAACAGCTATTTGAGGCAAAGAATCGTGAAATGTTTAAAAAATCAAAAAAAGAAATTCATAAGATTTTTGAAGACGATAATTATATGATTTTTAAACCACTAACTTATGCTGCATCTTGTTCATACGGTTATCAAACAAAATGGTGTACTGCAATGGTTAATGATTCTGCATATTTTTATAACCATTCAAAAGGAATTTTAATCTATCTTATTGATAAAAAACAAAATAAAAAGTTTGCATTTTATAAATATTTTCCGAACCAATATGAACTTGAAAATAATCACGAAGATTATGCTTTTAAAACATATAACCAGGAAGATAAACAAATTGATACAATACAAACCGGTCTTCCAATGAACATCCTGCAAATAATTCTAATGGAATGTGATTCAAAATCACCAACTACAATTCCAAATTATAGATTATTTTCCGAAGATGAAAAAAATGAAATGAGAAGACACAACGGACCATTACCAGAAGATTCACAACTAGCTGAAGAAAAAATTACGGTTAGTGATGAATTACCAAGATTGGCACCGGCTCAACGTTTGAGAAGACGTGGTCGTATTATACCAATGCCTGTTCTTGAACCGCACGGAAAAGACGAAGTTCCAGTTATGGACGAAAATACTGAAGAATATTTGGAAGATTTAAAACTACGACTAGAAATCCGTAAAGAAGAATTAGAAAAACAAATTGTAGAACACTTAATTCAACAGGAAAATGAACAAGGTTGAAATCTATGTTAGGTTTGCGAATGAAGGAACCTACTACGATAAAATAAATGTAGACCCAAACAAAATAAGTAATCCAAGGATTTTTACAGATGAAGTATTCTTTAATATTGATGGGATTACAGTGGCCACAAGAAAAGAAGATTGGGAAAAAATAGAACAATGGAACGAAACTGGAAAAGAGAATTAAAAGAAATTCTAAAAAGAAATAAAATGAGTGAAGAATATATTGAAGAAACTGTAGAATATACTGATGATGAAAGAATGGATGAACCTGTTGTTGGTAGAGTGATAGATAAGGAAGAGGAACAAACAGTTGACAAAGATGTTCCTTCTTGTTGGAGTAGTTTAAAAAATAATGAATATGCACCAGCATACCCAACAGTACCAAAAGTTCCCGCGGGTGTATATGAAATAGGTTGGAATAGTAGCCTATCAACATATACCGTAAAAAAACAACCATTCAAAACTGACGAATTGTACCGTTTACCGTCATATGAAATTACTGACATTTTAAAAGACATTGATAATTTTTGGAATAGAGCCGACAACTATAAAAAATATAACTATATCCACAAAAGAGGTATTTTGATGTATGGTGAACCTGGATGTGGTAAATCAGGGATAATCCAACTAATATCACAACAAATTATTGAAAAAGACGGTATTGTAATTAATATCAAAAATGAAGAAGATGTTGAAATGTTTACATCATTTATTGGAACATTTAGAAAAATTGAACCTAATAGACCACTTATTGTTCTATTAGAAGACATTGATTCACTTGCGGGTGAAGGTAGACATCAAACTGCAAGATTATTAAATATCCTTGATGGTGTAAAACAAATTGAAGGTGTTGTTTATATTGCAACAACAAACTACCCAGAAAAATTACAGGAAAGGATTACCAATAGACCATCTCGTTTTGATAGAAGATATAAGGTGGAACTTCCGAATGGAGACATCAGAAGAGCATACATCCAACACAAATTAAGCGAAGAAGATTTAAAAGGTATTGATATTGAAGAATGGATTAAAAAAACTGAAGGAATGTCTTTGTCACATTTAAAAGAAGTTGTAATTTCAGTTATTGTTATGGGTAGAACTTTTGAAGAAACAATAGATAACCTTGAAGGATTGAAAAAAACACCAACAATTAAAGGTTTAGGTAAAGTAGGATTTGGGAATTAATAAATTATGATTAGACATCACGCAAATTTTTATACAAACAGATTAGCTAAGGAATGGTTGAAAAACGGTAAGATAATAATTGCCTGTGACCTTGACGATACAATCATTCCTTATAATGAAGAAATCAAAGAAAACTGTAAAAAAATGGTTGATTTGATTTTGGAATGTCAAGAACAAGGAATATACTTTTTGATAAACACAGCAAGAAGTAAGGACCAATTACAAAATGCAAAAGAACAAGTTGAAACTTTAGGTATTGAAGTCCACGGAATAAATGAAATGCACCCAGAATGGGATAGACCTTATGGTATTAATGGAAAGTTATATGCAAACATCTTCCTTGATGATAGAGGTGGGTTCTGGGAATCTTACTGGACACTATCAAATACATTAACTATTGTTAGACAAGAAAGAAAAAAGAATGGGAATAAGAATGAACAATAATCATAGAACAGACAAAGAGTTTGAAAGTTTTCTTGAAAAAATTGGAGGACTACAAAGATCATATAGAATTGATAAAGGACCAATACTTAAAAGAAATGAATTTAATATTGGTAACGGTTGGTTGGGTATTGTCCAAAGATTATTTGAAACGTTAATTGCACTTGGTTGGGATAAAAGTTTTGTTAATGTAAAAGAAAAGTTTGGAGGTATGAGTATATTTTTGGATAATCTACCTAAAAACGGATTTCACTTTGTTATTGAAGCAGAAAAAGAAACATTCCAGGTTTGTGAAGTTTGTGGAGAACCTGGAGAACAACATACAATCAATGGTTGGATTTATACATTATGTGATGAACATAGGGACGAAAGATTGTATGTTGAATACGAAGGTAAAAGATATCTTAAAAAATTAATGGAACCAATTAAAAATGGAGACATTTATTTTAATGCTCTTACAAACACAATTGAAATATGTAACACAGATACCTTTTTTGATCCTTGGTCATTAAAGGTTACTGAAATCATAAAAAATAATAATTAAAATTTTGAAATGGAAAGAGAAATTGAAAGATTAAACAAAATGCGAGAACGAATTATTGATAAGGGTGAAAAGGTAAGAAATAACCCAAAACCAATACAAGAAGCAAAACAAGATTTAGGTGACGATGGATTTAAACCAATGACTTTTACAATTCATTCAAAAGAAAGCAAAGTACTCAACGAATGGATGGGACACATTTATGGTGTTTATGGTATGTATGGTAATTTTGAATATAAGTTTAAAGGTACTGGCGGTTTAGGATATGAAATTTGGGTTTATAGTGATTTAGCAAAAACCGAAATTTGTTTGACAGAAGATGTTGACTATTAAAAAAATATATAATATAATTTTAACACAAAAAAATAAGTTATGACAGTAAAACAAGCATTAAAATTAAAAAACAAGTTAGTTCACGAAGTAAATGAACTAATGGTTAGATTACATAAGAACAATTCAGTAATCGAAGGAAATCAAAGAGATTATTCAACAAAAGAAACTCTTGCGACAATTTACACAAAAGTTGATGAGTTGACAGCACTTAAAACACAAATTCATCAAGCAAACACTATTTTTTATGATAAAATCTTTTTAATGTCTGAATTAAAATCAGTTGTTAAAAATTTAAAAGCATTAGATTGTACAAATGGTGTTTCAGAGGATTATTATTCAAGAAGAAATGAAACTCAAACAGTAAAAGTAAGTGAAATTACTGCCGTAGAAAGGGATAATGAAGTTAAATTCTTGGAATCGAGAATTGAACAATTACAAGACGAACTGGATTATCATAATTCGGTAACATATTTGGAACCTTACGAAGACCAAATAGCTGAGTAATTAGAATGTTTGTGATTTTCAATCTACAACTTGCAAGAATCGATGGTTAGATTTGATACCGCATTCAAAAGTTAAAAATCAAGCGTTCAACATTTAAGTAAGTCAAAACTTAAAACTCAAATTCTCGAATCACACAACATCTAATTTACTCTTAACCCTAAGACTCTAAAAAAGTTTTGGGGTTTTTTTGTTTTTAATTTGTTTTAATGTATTTATATAAAAGTAAATAATAAATAAAAAAAAAACAATTAAAAATGGCTTATGTAATCATTGACAATCCTGGGTTTTCAACTTCAACAGTGAGACAAGGAAATTGTAATACAGCTCCAGCTAATTATGCAACAGTTTCTGGTGGTAGAGGAAATAATGCAAGACAAACATACACAACAATTGGTGGCGGATACCAAAACACAATAAGTGGTAATACCGTATATTCAACCGTAGCCGGAGGTGGTGGAAACACAATACTTTCTTATGGAGGTTTTATAGGTGGTGGTAGATTTAACAGAATGAACCCAAGTGGTGATTACTCAACAATTGGTGGAGGACTTTGTCATAGTGCTTTTGGTACATATTCATCAATTTTAGGTGGAGAATCAAATGATTCTATAGGTAATTACTCAACTGTTGGTGGTGGTAAATCAAATACAGTAATTAGTACATATGGTTCTGTATTGGGAGGTTTTAATAATAAAGTTACTGGTAATTGTTCATCAGTTCTTGCTGGGTCAAATATTGTAGCCTCAGCTCCAGATACTGCTTATGTTCCAAATCTTAACATTAGAAATGTTGGTTCTGGTAGTGCTGTGATTAATTTAGGTTTAGATTCTTCTGGTTTTGTTGTGACTGGTGTTACAACAACAGATGTATTTGTTTCTGGTTTAACATATAATAATGGAACTGGTGTTTTAACTTTAACAAATTCTAATGGTAATACATTAAATACTTCTGGGTTTTTAACAGATGATTTTTATGTAACTGGTGGAACATATTCTAATGGAACATTAACATTAGATAGACAAGATGGTTCTGTAACAATTAATGGATTATATACAGGTGGAACAGATTATTTCTTAACTGGACTTACTTGGAATCCTGGAACTTTTGATTTAACGGCTTCTGTTAATGATGGAAATGATTATACTGTAAACCTTGGTATTTTATCATCTGATATGACTGTAACTGGTGGTACGTATGATTCTAATACCGGTGTTGCAACATTTACAACAAACTCTGGAAATACATTTAATGTCTCTGGATTCTTAACTGGATTTACTGATATCTACTTGACTGGAGCATCTTATAATAATGGAACAGGTGTATTAACTTTATCAAACACAGACGGATCTACAGTTACAGCATCTGGATTTAGCACTGGTGGTGGTTCTGGTGTAATGGTTGCTGGCTCTGGAACTTGTTCTGTTTTAAGAACTGGTAATAATAGTTTTGCGTCTGGGGTTTATAGTGTTATGGGTGGTGGTAGGTATAACACATCAAGTTGTAACTATGCAACAATAGCTGGTGGTAAATATAATACTTCTTCTGGTAAATATGGATTTATTGGTGCTGGTGAATATAACACAGTATTAAGTATGAGATCTAGTGTTCTAGGTGGTATATATAATACCGCAGGTAGTTGTCTTTTAAGTTATCTTTGGTCATCAACAGTTGTTGGTGGTGAAAGAAATATTTCAGCAGCACAATGTTCTGTAGTTGGTGGTGGTTTTTGTAACACTATTTCACCATACGGTGGTTCAAATGTAATTTTAGGTGGTGAAAAAAATACGGTAGAAGGACAGTGTTCATCATTAGTTGGGGGTAACCTTAATAAAGTATATAGCTCGTTTTCAAGTGTAGTTGGTGGAAAAAACAATTATGTTGAACTTGGTGGGTTTGGAACAATATTAGGTGGAGAACTTAACTATCTTAGTGGACCTCATGCTTCTGTTATTGGTGGGTGCTCAAACACAGCAATTGGTTGTGGTGCGGCAATAGTAGGGGGTTCAAGTAATTTAAATAGGTCCGACAATGGTATTATTGGTGGTGGTATATATAATACTACTAATCAAGGTGGTTCCTTTGCGTTTATTGGTGCAGGTATATATAATACTACAAATGGTTCTGATGTTATTGTTGGTGGTTATTGTAATACAGCTTTAAATGGTGGATTTAATTTAATTGGTAACGGTTTCCAAAACACTGTTTACGCCCAGCATTCAGTTATTTCAGGTGGTGAATGTAATAAAATTACAAAATCAAAATCTGGTATTTTAGGTGGTAAAAACAATTCTGTTAATGATTGTCTTTCATTTATAGTCGGCTCTGATATAACAACAAATAGACAATGCGCAACATTTGTAAACAATCTTTCAATTATGAATGTGCCAACAAGTGCATCAGGATTACCAACAGGTGCTGTATGGAGAGATCCGGCGACAAATGGTTTATTTATTGTACCTTAATTAAAAAATAATAAAAATTAAAACCCCAATACTACTAAGTTGGGGTTTTTTTATTTAAAATAATTTTATATATTTAAACTATGATTTTGTTAATAATTTTTACAGTATTATTTATTGGTTATAAATTTAAACATAAAAAAAGAATGGGCGAACATCCATTCGAATCATTTTTTGATAAAAATGACAGATAAAGAAAAAAATCGTATTGAAAAATTCCTTGAATTACATTATGGTAATTTGGAGATAAAAACAACAAGAGAAGGAAAGTATAAGTCTTTAAACCATAAAGACGATAAGTCAACAATTTTTCTAGTTGAACAAACCAACCTTCAAATATTTTTAAATTCAAAAAAAGTAATCGACCCAATTTTTAGTATGTTAAACACAGACTATTCGGAAACATATGATTTTGTTAAGTATTGGGTTAAAAAAAAATACAATTTAGATTGTATTGATTTTGTTGGGGTTTAAAAAATAATTTTTTATCTAAAAACTTCCCACTTAAAACCACCATACTCTTTTTTATTCATTTTTCATTATCTTTGTAAAAACATTTAATCAATTACTATATCTATAAATATCATATAAAATGGAAAAAACTAAAAATCATAAAATTTTGTTCCTTGATAACGACTCAGTTATATGTCTATCAAACAATTGGGGTGGACGATTAAAAAAATGGGCGAAATATCGTAGTGAAAATCCAGATAGTAGTAAAGATAAAAAAGATGCTCCTGTAGAATATCGTTTTGATGATTTTGATAAAAAGGCAATTAAGATACTTAATGAAATTCTTGAAGAAACTGGTTGTGAAATTGTTGTATCTTCAGATTGGAAATTTCATGCGACATTAGAAGAACTTGGTGATTACTACGAGAGTCAAGGGATTATCAAACGACCAATTGCTCTAACACCAAACATACAAAATTGTAAAGATTACGATAGTAATTTTATATGGTCACCACGATGGGAATTGGAACAAACCCGAACAATTGAAATAAAACAATACCTTCACGATAACCCTGAAATAACACATTGGGTTTCTGTAGATGATTTGAATATGGGGAAAATTGGTGAACCGTGGAAAGATGAATGGGCAATCGATAATTTCGTTTTAACACCAAAATCTAATGAAGGTATTAAACAATTAGGAGTAAAAGAAAAAATATTAAATTATTTAACTTGAAAAACATAAAACAACTATTTCGTAGAAATCCTGGACTTCTTAACAAACCAGAAGTACAAGAACTTATTGAATATACACAAGATCTTGAGGGACAAGTGTTAGAAAGAAAAGTTGAAGATTCATACGATAAAGAACATATGTTAAAATCAATGCTCTCGGATATTCTTTCAAGCTGCAGGGAATATGAAGAAAATAAAATACTTCAAGACCGTTATCCGGAATTATATAAAAATATAGATGCTGATACTTTAGTTAAAAATTTAATGTCTTATATTATATCTATGAATGCAAAAAACGATTTGAAGTTATAAATATAAATAAAGATTGAAATGACAAAGAAAGTAAAATTATTCATCGTTGATGAAAAACCATATTTAGTATCACTAGATAAACTTGAAGTAGGTGATAAAGCTGTTGTAACAGTTGGTGGTAAATACCCTTCAATTGTTGAATGTGGTAATGAACAAATAATTGATTTAATTACGAATAGTAAATTAACATTGACTCAACCATTTAAAGTGTATATGGGTCCAGAAAAAGTTAATTTGACACAAGAACAAATTGAAAAACTTACCGAAGAAGAATCTGATGGTGTATTAGAAGTGGTTGAAGAAAACGGTACAATAACATATAACTTATGATTTTATTAGAAAAAATTTTATTTGGATTATTATTTGTTGCAATTCTTGCAATACCGGTAGAACTTTATATTAGATATAAAAAAGGAAAAAAAGATGAATGATGTTTTAATTGAAACACCAAAAGGTGTTGGTAAATTGGATAAGTTGTACGTATCTGATCTTGGATTTTTAATGATTAAAATAGCATTTGATGATGGTACCTATACTAGGTATAATCTTGGTAAACACAACCCATCAGATAATTTCTTCACAAAAGAACTATTTAAAGATGAACTCGTTGGACTTGCACGGGATTAGACATTCTGATGTAAAAGTAATTTTGGATCAATTCCTATGGGAAAATATGCAAAAAAAAATAAAAGAAATATCGGTAATTACTGGTCACAGTGAACATATGAAAAATATTGTTAAAGAATGTATTTCTGATTACAATATGACCTACCAGGAAGAATATTTAAATCCCGGAAAATTAATTATAAAACTTGTTTGATTTGAAAATTTTTTATATCTTTGACTAAAGATTTAAAAATGACAGATAGAAAAAAATATCTATTGACACAAGATTTCCAAATGACATTCACCCAGGAAGCTGATTGTTGTGATGATAAAGAACAATACATCACAATCAAAACACAAAATGGTGGTGGTGGTGATTTCTATGTGATAGAAACAGAAAGATGGGCATTTGATAATATCCCAGAATTAATTACAATCTTAAAAAGATTTGAAGCATCACACAGTTTAATTAAAGTAAAAGAATTAGAATAATGAAAGAATTAAAAGACCAAGAATTGTTGGATTTAGCCTACAATGAAATACGTAAAATGGATATCCATATTATATCAACAGTTATATTTGTTGTTGTATTAGTTTTTGAATTTATTTTAGCTTTTTTACAAATAATCTCGTTACCAATTTTATTTCTTTTTTTATTTGCTATTATAATTTTATATTATTACCATAGTCAAAAATTTAAAAAATCTGAAAAGAAAATTGAAGAAATATTAGACGAATTAACATCAAGAGACACATGAAAATTTTGAACTTAATAATTTTATTACTATCTTTGTCTAGTTGTTCAAATTGGATGTATAAAGATATTGAATATCAACGTTGTGAAGAACTCGAAAAAATACACGTTCATCTTTATCACCACGATAGTTGTGAATGGTATTGTTTGAATATGGAAGAAGGTGAATACACAATTGAAGATAGTTTTAGAATTAAATATAAAACAGATAAAAAAGGAAAAGTAACCAAAGTAAAACTTATAAAATGACAGAAAGAGAATTAATACTTTTAGGTTTCAAAAGTGAAGAAATTAGAGAACACGATGAAGATGAGTCCTATTATTATGTTTTGGATATTGTTGATGGTCTAACATTTATAACACCAACAAATGAAGAAATAAAAGACGGTAACTGGTATGTTGATTTTTTCAACACGGACCCAAATGTAAGATTCTACGAATTCGGAGAAGTCCAGGGACTAATAAACCAATTAACAAAAGCAATAGTTAAAAATAAAAAATAAATATGAGAAACGATAAAAGAATAATGCAAGGGACTCTTATGGAACAACATAGGAGAATTATAAATGAAATTGCTGATATTAAAGCAGAAAAGTTTGAATTAACTGAAGATGATAAAAAAAGGATTGGTAAGTTAGAAAATGATTTAAAATTAATTGCTCAAAGATTATATACGTTGTACAATGGGTAAAATACCAACACACGATCCACAAACAGGAGAATTAAATCCTTATTACGAGGAACTAACAGGAAAAAGGAATCCTTTACTTTCGGAAGAAGAAATCGTAATACCAACCTTTGATATGAAACAATTGGTTGGTAAAAATTTTAGGTACAAAGGAAAATATGGACTTTCAACTTGGACTGATAAAGTAAAAGCAATTATATCACACGATAGTATACAATTCGAAACACCATTTAAAATTATACCCCCAAATGAAGATGGTTCACTAACTTCACATGGTAACGAAATAATTGGTATGAAATATAAGTTTATTGTTATATCAGAAAGAAGTGAACAAAATTATGAATTTGAAGATTGTATTTTTTTACTAGATTAATATTAAAAATTATAAAAAATGACAGAAAAATATCAAATAAAAAAATGGATTGAGGGTGTTATTAGATCTTCAGTAAATTGGGATCAACTAACAACTTGTGAAAAGTTGATTAGTAATTTTGAAAATCAAATGAAAAAAGATGATTATGATGGTATGTTAGCACTCCCATTTATTATTGATTTAAAATATAAAATAGAATTAAAAAGAAAAAATTTAATTAAAAATAATCCTATAATACTTAATTAATATGAGTAAACACAAAATTGACCCAGATATGTTCAAAGGTCTGAACGAAATGATGAAAAATTTTCAGAAAAATCCATTTATGCCACAATTACCAAACCAAGATATGTTTGGTTTTGGTAAAATGAAAAAATACATTTTTATTCTTGCTGGATTACTTTTTATGTCTGGATTTGGATTTGGTGTTATGATTGGTTTGTTATTTTAAATATTATTCATATCTTTGTGATATGATTTCGGATAAACTTAAAAACATACCACAAAACCCAGGATGTTATTTGTTCAAAAATGACAAAGAACAAATTATCTATGTTGGTATGTCAAAGTTTTTACCAAAAAGAGTTTCATCTTACTTCCAAAAAAATCATATCGGTAAAACAAAAACCCTTGTTGAAAACATTGTTGATGTTGAGTTCAAGATTACATCATCAGAACAAGAAGCAATCATCCTTGAAGAAGAACTAATCAAATTATACAAACCAAAGTTCAACATCAAAGGAAAGGACGACAAGACAAGAAAATGGTCTTTATGTTTTACCGAAGAAGATTTCTCAAAACTTGAGATTGTCCGTGACAAACAGGATGATAGATTGTCACTTGATTTTACATCTGGAATGTTATGTCGTGAAATCTACAATCTGATTCACGATGTGTTTGAACTTCGTAGTTGTTCGTATGATTTGACTGAAGAAAATATCACAAAAGAAAAGTTCAAAACTTGTCTTGAATTTCACCTTGGAAGGTGTAATGCACCTTGTGTAAATAACATAAAAAAGTTTTATTACAATGAGATTGTGCGTGATGTGAAAAAGATTCTATCACTTAATGTTTCCAGTTTGAAAACAAAGTTGAAAAAAACAATGAAGTATCATTCTGACAATCTTGAATTTGAAAAAGCACAAAACATATTATCGAAACTTACAAATTTGGAAAGTATCGATAGTAAGTTGAATGTTATAAGATTACAGAAATACAACAAGAAAGCTTTTGATGTTAAAAATATCCTTGGTCTTATTAATCTTCCACAAACAATTGAGGCATTTGATAATTCACACAACCAGGGAGATTCAAATGTTGCAGCATCAGTTAGATATCAAAACGACAATCCAGTTAAGTCTGAATACCGTAAGTATATTATTAGGACTGTGGATGGTATTGATGACTACGCATCGTTTGATGAAATACTTAATCGTAGATTCAAACGGTTAATTGATGAAAAACAAAAACTTCCAGATCTTGTAGTCATTGATGGTGGTAAAGGACAACTTGGTATTGCCAGAAGAGTATTTGAAGAACTTGGAATATTAAACCAGGTTGACCTTATTTCAATATCAAAAGATTCAAATCACAAGTCATCCATAATTCACAAAGTTGATGGTTCGGAATTTGATATCAAAGATGATATGAACTTTACAATGTTTGGTAAAATTCAAGAAGAAGTTCACCGTTTTGCAATTAAATTTCATCGTGAAAAACAATCAAAAAAATTGTTTCTTTAATATTTGAATTTATTAGAAATATTTGTTAAATTTATAATTATGGGATTTAATAAAAGATTTTTAAAGAAAGATGGTATATTATTAAACCTTGAAAATATAATGGACTATTTAGATGCTGACGCTGTTTATCTAACCGATGAATTTTCAAGGGATGTATATAGAATGTTTAATTCTGGAAAAACAAAAGAAGAAATTATAAACTTTATAGAAGAATTTAAAAATGGTGACATTTGTTAATGTATTACTTGGAATGTGGTGTGTAATCTTTCTTGTATTCACATCTTGGGTAATTCAATATTTTTATGATGAATACAAAAATAAAAAAAAATAATTTACATATTAAAGCTAAAACAACTGGTTTTCCATCTCCAGCTGAAACTTATGTTGATAAGAGATTAGACTTAAATGATTTAATTGTTAAAAACATTTATACAACATTTTATTTCAGATATTCCGGTCCTAATGTATTTGGCGTTAAAGATGGAGACACATTGGTTATTGATAGGTCAGAAGAACCAAAAGAAAATGATTTGGTTGTTTTAATAGATAAATCATTTTTCAAAATTAGAGAATATAATGGTCAAAAAAATTTATGGGGTAAAATAACATGGGTTCTAAAAAAAGTTTAAAAAAGATTGGTATAATTGATTGTAACAACTTTTATGTCAGTTGTGAAAGATTATTTAATCCAGAATCAATTGGAAGACCAACGGTTGTTTTATCTAATAATGATGGCTGTGTAATTGCTCGGTCACAAGAAGCAAAAGATTTGGGAATTAAAATGGGTGAACCATTTTTTAAAAGTAGAGATTTTATGGATCAACATAAATTCTGTGTTTATTCGTCTAATTATAATCTTTATGGTGATATGTCAGACCGAGTGATGACTCTAATTAAAAGTTTTGCAAATGACATTGAAGTATATTCAATTGATGAGTCATTTGTTGATTTTTCAAACATTCCAGACGAACATTTACTTGATACTTTACGCGGAATTAAAAATGAAGTCTATAGACAAACTGGTATACCTGTATCAATAGGTGTTGGACCAAATAAAACTCTGGCAAAACTCACATCATATTTTGCAAAAAAACAACCTAACTATAATGGTGTGTGTTCTTATTGGGATGTACCAAATTTTGAAAATATATGCTACTCAATTCCACTTGATGAAGTCTGGGGGATTGGAAGGAAATGGTATAAAAAATTTAAAAATATTGGTGTTGAAACAGTTGGACAATTTATTAACACAAGTGATTATACTGTTAGGAAATTAACAAACGTAAATGGATCTAAAACACAACTAGAACTAAAAGGGTTATATTGTTACCAAATTCAAAAACAAACTAAATTAAAAAGAAATATTGCGTCTACAAGGTCTTTTGGTAAAGACGTAACTGACTTTGAACAAATGGGTGAAGCTATGTATAACTATATAGTTAGCGGTACAAAAAAACTAAATCAGTCTAGTGTACTAGCAAATAAAGCTACAATATTTGTTTCTGGTAATTACCACAAGGGAGATAAGTACCATTATTCAAAAACAATAAACTTACAGAACCCAACAAGTGATAGTGATGAAATATGGTCTCAAATATATGACCAGTTTAAAATGATTTGTGATAAAAAAGAAAAGTTTAAGAAGTGCGGTATAATATTCAATGAATTAACACCAGAAAATGTTATACAGTGTTCTTTATTTGAAGAAGAAATAAATTATGTTGAACCACCAGTAAATGAAATTAAAGATTGGGAAATGAAACAAGAGTATATTACCCAAAAATATACAACATCTTGGGCTGACTTACCAAAAGTTTTTGTTTAATATTATTAATATGAAAAAAATACTTTATTACACCCTTAGAGTCATTTCAGTGATTCTAGCAATTCCAGCACTTATTGTTGGATTACCAGGACTTATTACGATGGTAATATGTGATTATTTGGATCCAGACACATTTAAGTTAAATAAGAAATAGTATGTTAAAGAAATTAAACAGATGGTTTGAACTAAATTGGGTTTGGTTCTTCATCAACGGAAGAAAACAAGAACAGTGGAATAAATACTTAAAAAATAAATATAAATAAATAAAATAAAAAAATGAAAGTTAAATTAGAGTACGTATGGTTGGATGGTTATAAACCAGAAGCCAATTTAAGAAGTAAAGTAAAAATTATTGACTACGAAAAAATTGTCAGAAATATGGACGATGGTATCAATCTACCAACTTGGAATTTCGATGGTTCATCAACAAATCAGGCTGAAACTCGAAATTCTGACAGAATATTAAAACCGGTTGCTTTGTACAAACATTGTAATTTTCCTTCTGAAAACAAAACAATATATGTTTTGTGTGAAGTAATGAACCCTGACGGCACTTCACACGAATCCAATATGAGATCAAAAATTGGTAAAGAACAGGAAGATTTATGGTTAGGTTTTGAACAAGAATATTTCATTAGGGAAGAAATTAACGGAAATATACTTGGACATAAAAGAAATATTTTAAAAGGACAGGGAGAATACTACTGTGGTGTTGGACATAATGTAATAGGAAGAGACTTAGTTGAAGAACATCTTGATATGTGTTTGGATTATGGTATTGACATTACTGGTACAAATGCCGAAGTTGCATTAGGTCAATGGGAATATCAAGTATTCTCAAAAGGTAAACTAAAGGGTGGGGATGATTTATGGATGAGTAGATATTTTTTATATAAAATTTCTGAAAAATTTGGTTACCACATTGAATTACATCCAAAACCACTTACACACGGACAATGGAATGGGTCTGGATTACATACAAATTTTTCAAACCAGAAAATGAGAGAAGAAGGAGGAAAAGAATATTTTGAATCATTGTTTGCAAGTTTTGATTTAAGACATTGGGAACACATCAAAGAATACGGTTCATCAAATGAATTAAGGTTGACTGGAAATTACGAAACACAATCGATTGATAAATTCAGTTGGGGTATTTCTGATAGAGGAGCATCAATCAGAGTACCACAACAAACTGCAGAAAATTGGAAAGGTTATGTTGAAGATAGAAGACCTGGTTCAAACGCTGACCCATATAAAATTATATATCAAATAGATAAGTCAATTAAAAATGTAACTGAAATAGAAGATATTAAACACAAAATTAGCTATAAACTTGATATTAATAATTTAAAAAATGATTTTAAAACATTATCAAATGATGAGTTGTTAAATGACTATAAAAATGATGATGGGTATGAAATTGATAAAGAAACAATGGTCGAATCTAATATACCATCTGAAGAAATCAAATTTGATTTAAATGGAAAATAATTTAACAGATTCTGAGAAGTTAACTTATATTTTAAAAACTGAATTGAAAATAACTGAAGAAGTTTTAAGGGGACATAAAGCTACTGATAATGACAAGTTTTGTGAAGAAAGAAAATTGATAAATAAATACAGAAAAGAATTAGGAATTATAAAATGAAAAAAATTAAATTGAAAATTTATAACCAGATAGTAGATGGTGAAATTAAAAAAGATTTACATTACTTTGGTGGAAAAAAAGTTGTTTATGTATTACCAAACAATGTGACAGGTCATACTTCACTTGATTTGGTACAAATTAAAGATAAAAATCAACTCATAAAATAAATATAAAAAATGAAAACAATAGAAGTTAATTTAGGTGTTGGGATGAATATGTTTTTTGTCGAACCAGTCGAGGTTATTATTGACGATACTTTTGAAAAAAGGTACAAAAAGTATTTAAAGTTTATCAAAAAATTAGAAGAACCTGATTATGAGTTTCTTATTGATGACCCAAATCAAAATAAAGTAAGAGAATACACATTTGAAGAATTTTTTGAAAAATGGGAAAACAATGAAAAATTCAAGAAACAGTTCAAATAATATGAACAAAAAAATAAATAAAGATGACTTTTGGTGTGAGTACAGTGATTTACCATCACCTATGGCTTATAAAGATTCTTATACTGATTACGATAGTATGGGTAATCAAAACAGATTCAGTAAAACTATAACCAAAAAAAATACTTTTATGAGAAGATTAATAAGAAAAATAATGCTATGGTTTTCATATCGTTATTCAAATAAAAAAAGAAAAGATATTTGGGATTTATAAAAATTAAATTAAATGAATAAAAAAATGAACCAACTAGATAAACAATATATTGAACTTTTATTTGACATTATAGAAAATGGCTCTGTTAAGGATACGCGTAACGGAAAAACTAAGTCTATTTTTGGAAAACAAATTAGACATAAAATGTCAGACGGTTTTCCATTACTCACAACAAAAAAAATGTATTGGAAAGGAATTGTAACAGAATTGTTGTGGTTTTTACGTGGTGATACAAACATCAAATACCTTGTTGATAATGATTGTCATATTTGGGATGGTGATGCGTATAAGAACTATTGTAAAAAAGTTATTCGTGATAAAGACATTGTCCGTTATCTAAAATCATACTCAACGGATACTAACGGAGTTCCAACTATTGAACTTTACTCTAAAGATGAGTTTATTGAAAGAATCAAAACAGATGATGAGTTTGCTAAGAAGTGGGGTGAGTTAGGTCCTGTGTATGGGGCTGGTTGGCGTAATTGGGGTGGTAAATCTGATGACAAAGAATTTAATGATGAATTCGGTAATAAGGGAATAGACCAAATCGCAAACCTAATCAATGAACTTAAAACAAATCCAG